GTGATTAAAATCGCGGACAGCTGGTATGAGGTGACTGCTGCTGGGACGTTCAACGGCATGGCGCTGCAGGCGGGGGACAAACTATTGTACACCGGACTGCAAACTGCCGGTGGTGCATCCATGACACCGCGCTGGGTGCTGATCCCTGCCGCCAGTGATGCGTTGCTGTACGCCGGTGAGTTCACTCCAGCTACGGGTTATCCGGCCAGCCCGCTGCGCAATACGGTGTATCAGGCCGACTCTACCGGTACTGTTTCAGGAGTGGTCTTCACCGTAGGGGATTATGCCCTGTGGGATGGTGCCGCCTGGGTACGTATTGCAGGGCAGACATCTGTCACTGTAGCGGCCGGTGGTTCCGTCAGCCTGCGATGCAGTCAGAACGCCGATGAGTGGGAGTTCCGTCGTGTCGATAAAAATATCGGGCCGGTGGGTATCCGGCTCCGGGCACAGGTAGCAACTACCATCCGTAAATCGCTGGCCAGCAAACTGCTGCTTATCGGCGACTCGATGTTCGGCAGCGGCACCTCAGGCGCGCAGGTGCTGGCGGCGGTGGGTGTTCCTGGCGAGGTGCGTTCGTACGGCGGATCAACGTCAGATCAGGTTCAGGGAATGCTGCGTCAGGAAATTCTGGTAAACGGTGACAATTATGCGGGGCAGGTTATTTGCATGTGGCACGGCCAGAATAATCAGCCGACTTCTGAACTTAATGCAGCGCAAATCCGGGAGAACTCACTGCAGATGGCCGGGCTGGTAGGCGCACGCGATGCCCGTTATGTCTTCCTTTCTGTGATGGGGCAGCGAACGGAAACGTGGAACGGTTCGCGCATCGTTGTGCAGCAGCACGAGGATCAGTTCGCAAAAACCGGCGTTCTCTATGAGTTGTGCGAATGGTATCGCCGCATGTTCCCCGGCCGCTGGTTCAACGTCTATCAGAACATGCTGGCCGCGGCGACAGATGCGATCGACCCGACATTCCCCGGCATGACTGAGAAACAGGTTGCCAGCACCTATGGCGTGCTGCCATGGTCGATTTTCAATGGTGGCTCGTTCACGGGTTTCACCACCAACGCGCTGGTCTATAAAGGTACGTGGTCCGATGCGGCATTACCAACGGGTGGCAGCAGCATGGACTATTACATCCGGATCGGAGGCGGGACAGTCGGCAATATCATCTACAACAGTGGTGGAGTATGGGCTGAAAAGTCAATCGACCGCACGCACTTGAGCACTACAGGCGGGGCGGCGCTGACCAGCGGTGGCCCCGGATTTTCGAATATTCCTGCCAGCACTGGCCTCGCGGGCATGCTGCTTAATAATTACTTTTTCTGAGGTGAAACATGGGAATTGCAACACCGCTTTACGGTGCAAATTTTACTGACCCGCGCATGCCAATTTTTTATCCCTATCCGGGTCTGAATGCTGGTTCGCTGGCACTGCTGGATGCGTACATGCTGCCGGAAGATTTCAACCTGGCGGCTACCGGAACGGATATTACCACCACGCCGAATCTTGCTGCTATCCCGGCAGCTACGTTGACTGGCGTGGCACAGGCCGATCTGGTTTTCAAATACTCCAACACGCTCACCAGTGCTGAGGTGAAATTTGAACGTACGCCAAAACTGGGTATTCACGGCATCGTGTCGCAGGTGAATCAGGTGGCCGGGCATCTGGCCCGCTTCCGTTGTCCCGGCATTCTGCCGTACATTGTGGCGCATCAGAACGACCACCAGTTCGCCGTGTTCGTGCATCACCGTATCACGCGCGATAAGCCGTCATCGACGAGCCAGAACCCTGTAGAAGTGTTGATGTCGCATAACTCAGCTCCGTCTAATAACAAACTGCTGATTGCGAATCTCGACGGCGGTCTGACGGGATCTGCTGTACTGAAATCGACCGCATCAGCGAAAACCGGCACGGACATGGTCGCGGACACGGCCTATTACGATCATATCGTGTGGGGATCGCCAAGTGGTTTCGGCAGTCTGCTGAATAACCTGTGCCGCTCGTACGTGCTGTACCGCCTGCACATTGTCGATCTGACAGCGGCAGGCATGACGATGGCTGAAGCGACGGCGGCAGAGCAGGCTGTTTTCAGCCGCCGCTTTAGCGCCGGTGGAAAATATTACGGCGACACAATCCCAACAAATCCGTCTACCTTTCCGTAGCAGCTATTGATCTGCCTTTAAAGTATAACTACTGTATATAAAAACAGTATATATCGGAGGGCAGATCATGCTTCGACAGTCAGACATCGCCGCAGCTTTCCGCGAGTCGGTATTGCGTAACCCCAAAGGATACCGGTACCTGCACACAAAGGATTTTGTGTCAGCGCTGCGCCGGCGCGGGCTGCACTTTACCGACTCTGAGGCTAATGCATGGATATCGAGAGAGCAGGGTTATTTCGTCGACAAAACCACCGACCATAGCGAAAACCGCCTGTGGATGCTGGCCAATATGGGGAGGGTTCTGTAGTGGGATTTCCTTCACCCGCAGCGGACTACGTCGAGCAGCGACTGTCCGTTAACTCGATATGCAATGTTGGTCCTAACACCCGCGTTTTCGAAAGGGATGGCGGTTATGTTGTGCTGGATATTTCCCTGAAGCCAAAGCAGGGTAGTCAGGTTCTTATCCAGCACGGCGGCGGGACGGAACTTGCCACGCTGAGAGGGCGGTCGCTGATAACCGAAGATGGCGAAGCGATCGAGGGCGAGGCTCTGGACGATGTTACTGTCGCCGGCGTTGTGACGCATGTCATTTGTGATGTGCGAAGCGATAGCCTGGCTGTTTAACCATGGAAGAGTGGTGCGCACCGAAAATTACATGATTAACTAGCGTGCTAATGATGCGCCCTTCTGATGATGAGGTAAACCGTCGAGTTTGCGATCTGGATAGCTGCTCGCAGATTTTGGCATCTCAGGAGATGGCGCGGATGGCATCCTGATCCTGGAAGAATTCGCGTGACGGGTGTGTCGTAGATGTGGCGTGACAGGAATGCACGATAAAGACAGGGATGTATTCAAACGACACGAAACGACACAAAACCGGATGCGAACGCGGAAAACATGTGTGATTACAGTGTGTTATTTAACGCTCTACTTTCTTCTAAGCCGTAGGTCACAGGTTCGAATCCTGTAGGGCGTGCCATTAAGAAACAAGCACTTACGCCAGTTTTAAACCAGCCTGATTTCCTCCTTGTGTCGTATTTGTGTCGTTAGAGCCAAAAATGGCGTCAATTTTCCGTGCGTGTTCGGTCAAATGGTTTGGTGCCAGGTGAGCATATCGGCGCACCATCTCGATGCTCTCCCATCCGCCCATTTCCTGTAAAACAGAAAGCGGGACGCCGGACTGGATCAGCCAGCTCGCCCAGGTGTGCCGGAGGTCGTGAAAACGGAAATCCTCAATCCCCGCTTTTTTCAACCCGGCGCGCCAGGCGTTATTGTCATCCACCCGCATTTTTCTAACCGCGGGCGTTAGTGTTCCATCAGGGCGATGCTTTGCCGTGGTGTGAACGAACACCCACCGGGAGTGCTTCCCTATCTGATCCCTTAATACCCTGCATGCGGTATCATTCAGAGCTACGCCAATCGCCTTGCCCGCTTTTGCGTTCTCCGGATTTACCCATGCAACCTTTCTCTGCATATCGACCTGCTGCCACTCAAGCCCGATGATGTTTGAGCGGCGCAGGCCGGTTGCCAGTGCAAATATCACCACTGGCTTAATGCTCTCCGGCATGCACTCGATCAGCCGCTCAGCTTCTTCTCTGGTCAGCCACCGTATCCGCTTACTGATCGGCTTGCGGGTTTTGATAACAGGGGCTGTTTTTATCCAGCCCCAGTCATTCGCCGCGGCCCTGAGAAGGGATCGAATGAAGGAAAGGTGTTGCGCCTTCGTCGCCTGCGAAACCTGACGTGGCTTGTACTCCGGAACCGGCTTACCCTTCCTCAACGCGGCATCACGTTTACTCTCCCAAACCTGCAGGTGCTTACGGTTGATCATCCCGTTAACGGCTTCATGAACTTCCTCCGCCGTTATCTTCGAGACATCACGGCCGGAAAAATGCTGCAGCCAAAACTCAATTTTGGTTTTGTCATCATCCAGCGATCGCTTATGGTCCTTTTCCCGCAGCCACCGGATGCAGCACTCTTCGAAGGTTCTTACGGGCAGGTCGCCGATCTGGTCAACCCGCCACGCTTCCGCCTTCAGCTTGTCGTGGAGCTCCTGAGCCTGCTTTTTGTCCCCCGTGCCAAGAGATCGCCTAACTCTTTTTCCTGACGGCGTAAAGAAATGACAGTGCCACACGCCGCCCCTGAGGGTGATTGACATAAAAATTCTCCTTTATGTTCACCCGCGTTCGCGATGACAGGATCGCGCGGGGTTTTCAAATATGCAATACACGCAGCCTCGGTCGTTCTGTACTTGTTGCCGACCTTGCGGCCGGCGAGTTCCCCAGAATCAATAAGGCGGTAGATCACCCGCGCCGACACGATAAGCAAATCGGCGGCCTGCTGTGCTGTAATCGGTCTATCAGACGCCATATTCCCTCCCGGTTACGCCGCCCGCTGCGAGCGCAGTTTCTTAATGTGTTCGCTCTGCTCCAGATCTGCCTTTATCTGCTGGGCCTCTTCGTGAGAGAGCGGCTCGAAATCATTATTAAAGCGGTCTATGCTTGCTGTGTTGATCCGCCCCTGGCGCCAGTAGCGAACCACCTTAGCGTCACTGCCGGCGACAATTACCGGCCATCCGTGGCAATCAGCAAAGACCTGACCTCTCTGAATTAACTTGAACATCACGGCCTCCAATGCTTACTGCGTAATTCCTCTTCTTCTTGGCAATCAGCACAGCGCTGGCAGCCCGCCACCAGTTCCCGGCGCCGCTCGGGTATCTCTTCCCCGCAGTCGCGGCAGTGAGTAGCTGAAACTGCGTTATGGTTGATGCGCATGTTCTGGATGGTCATTTCCAGCCGGCGCTCTGCCAGCTCGTTGGCCTGATCGATGATTTCTGCGCTCATGCTGAAACTCCCTTAACGGCCAAAAACGTAGCCATCGCTTTATCAACAATCTTCGCGTTGTGGTATTTGCTGATTGCCCATGTGATGGCGAACAGAATCCATCGGAAATGGCTGGTATACGTTTTAAATGTCAGTCCTTCGCAGACATCCCAAGCGCTCCAGCCAGCTGGCCAATCAGCATCATAAACAGCCTGATAAGCCTCCCATTCATTGTTGAAACCCGCCCGGCACAAGCCGCGGACGATTTCGCGCACCACTGCTTTGTCGCTATCGGGTGTGTCGTCATCGTCGTCCCAGTCGTCATCTTCTTCTGGCTCCTCGCTTTCGTCGCCCCCCAGGTAATCACTCAGAGACTCTTTCAGGCTTTTGCAGAACGCGTCGTGGTCATACTCTTTTGCCAGCATTTCTCGTGCCGAACATCCCGCGCCAGCTTCCAGCTTTTCAGCCCAATAATGGGTATTGATTCCACCCTCCCAGGCGCCAAAAAAGTCGAACATGTCCGCGATGCGACTGAATGTCCAGGTTCCCATGTCGCCGGTTACGGTCAAGTAACCAGGCCATGTGATAACGTCGTAGTAGTAGCAAGATGTTCCCGGCTGCTGCATGCGCAGGTGGCGATACAGCCCATCGTCACGGATGATTTCCAGACGGTGAAATGCGGTATCAATCAAAAATCTTGAGTCAATTTCGAAGACGCTCATAACTCAACCGCCTTACTCAGCTTCTCGCCGAGCGCAAAGATGTAGTCGCGTAACTCTTCCAGTGACTGCGCTTCTGATTGCAGAATTTCACGATGGCAAAGTTCTTTCACCAGGTGCTCAAACTTGCTGTAGTAGCCGAGTCGAGCCAGCGTTTCCTGACCGGCGTTCTTACCATCCTTAATGATGCGTTTTTCGTTCAGGATGAGGTCATGTGTTGACCCTGTGACGACGTATTTATCACCGAGTTCGATGTGTAGGTTTTTGCTCATGATTCCACTCCATACCGCCCATTCATGCGGCCAATAACACTGACAAATTTCACCAGGCTGACACCCATCGGCTTTACCTTCTCGTAGTGCTTGCGAAGGATGGGGGGGCATACAGCGTTCCACTTCGGTTTAGGCTTTACGCTCATCGCTTTGGTTATCTCTTCTGCGCAGCGACGAGCCTGGGCGCGGAGAGCATTTTTCTTTTCTTCTGGCGTCATGCTGCCTCCCGTTTCTTATTGAGGTGGGGTGCATTCGAAAGGAAAACGGCCTTTGCAAATCCCAGGGGAGTAGCACTGCGAATGTTGGCACGCTCGTCGCTGGGCGGACATTCGTGAATTCGGTTGTCCGGATACCAGTCAGCGATGAGGTTCTCACCATTGAAGTTGAACACCTCCAGCGCCTTCTTCTTCGGCACCATCCGGCCAAAGTTCTGCTTCACGCGTTCGATCGCCTGTGCCACTTGCGGGTGAATATCCTCTGCCGGCGCCTTGAAGCCGCTACCCGTCCAGAGGCAGGTCTGCTTCGTGTAGTTGTCGTCAACCACGAGCCCAGTGAACTGGTACGGGTGGAACGTGTAATCGGCCGAGCCGAAGATGCTACTGAACACGCTCACCGGGTTTTCGAATGCCCACGGGCAGCCGGCCGCCAAGCCAACCATCCGGCACTGCTCAGCGACCAGCGCGGCCTTGCCCTGGAAATGCGGGTCTTTGGCGCGCTTGGACTCGAACCAGCGGGAACCGGAAACAGCAACGTCCGTGCATGGCGGGAAGCCGATGACGATGACGACGTTCTCAGATCGGATGATCTGAGATAGCCGCGGCATCGCCTCAAGGATGGTTGCCGATATGCGCTCAACAGGGCCGTCGATCGAGGTCTCAGGGTGCTGCGGGTCCACCAGGACGGCGCGATAACCTGCTTCGACCCATGGCTCAGCCATGACGCCAGTGATATCGCACAGGCAGATAATGGTTCCCTTGCTCATGCTGCCTCCGTCTTAACAACGTCGATGGCGCATCCAGGTATCAGCTCAACTGAAGCGGTGGCGCACTGGTTGCCCCAGTGACTCCAGCCTGGCGCAGCGCTGCGGCTGAAAAGCTCAATCCGTGGCACTTCGCCGTAGAGCAGCTCCAGGCGGTGGCGAACTTCCCACGGTTTCTCGCTGTGCGCGCCGAGGGGGCTGTAGACCACCTGCTTAATGCCGGCGTGCTTGCGCTCCAGCCCGGTGCCGCGGGTGGCGATTAGTACGTCTTCCGTATTGGCGCGAGTGTGGTTGCCACCGTTCATGCGTGTCTCGGCATTCAGCAGGGCGAGGAAGTCGTAAAAATCGGTCACATCGCCCTCTGCCAGAGCCTTGGTAATGCGCAGTTCGGCCAGTTGGTTCAACTTCACCCAGGTGAAGCCCTTCATCGTGCGCACCGTAAATCCCCAGGCCTCGGCCAGCTCGATCGCCTCCTGGTTGTGGGTGCCGGTGTACCACATCGCCAATACGGCGTTATCCGCGGCGAGCTCCCATACCGGCAGCCGCTTCATATCGAGCAGGCTCATGGTGGGGTAGTGGTCGACGGCGGCACCGTTGCTGATCGTGTTCCCGTAAGACCAGGCCGGGTCAGCCATGATTAAGCTGTATTTTTGATTCGGCATTTTTTATCTCCGATCAGAGAAGCAACACGGTTAAAATCTTCATAACTCTCAATATTTCGTGAGTAATCGAGCATTCTCTGTGTGCCGTTTGAATAAATCCGACCAGGATAAATGCCACTGGCAGACCTGAACTCCATTGTTTGAATGAGGGCGCCGGGATTTTTAGCACTCGCTAATTCCGTCGTAGTCATGAATGCGATTTTTTCTTCTTCGATCACGACAAAAGCGTAAAAGTCACTCCAATTCATCGGTGTGGCTCGGCCGTTACCCTTTCCGGTCCTCATGCCGAACCGATAGACGCTTTTTGACTTGCCGTAGTCGCGCATTTTTAGTGTTGAGCGCACCTGGCCTTTAAGTAGATCGCCATTTGCCTCAACAACTATGTCGTATGGCAGTCCCTGATCCGACGGGAAGCAAACAAACCCCTGTTTTGCGAGTTTGAAAATTGCGTAATATTCTCCGCATTTACCCATTTCAAGTTCGCTGACATAGCCATCATTCATTGCGCACCTCTTTTCGTTTCGGCCTTTCTCATGCGGCTTAAAGTCCTGGATACCGATGCAACGCTGCGGCCCATCTTCATGGCGATGCTTTTATGCGACTCGCCTGCAGCGCGCATTTCAGCGACGATCTGCTTCTCTTCTGGCTTCCATGGCTTGTAGACAAACGCTGTACTGATGGAATAGCTCTGTGCCAGGCGGTAGAAGTTCGCCTGGCTGATCCCCAGCGCATCCGCTGCGCGACAGGCAGGCATGGTTCCGGCGACGGCGCGGAATTGCTCTGGTGTGATGCTCTGCTTATTCATTGGGCCTCCCGTGGTAACCGGTAAATTTCTCCGCCAAGCGTCCCGTTTCCCCAGCGCTCGACGGCCAGGAATGGCTTAACCATTTCCAGTTCTGGCGCCGAGATGAACACTTCTTTCATCTCAAGTGCTGGCGCCCACCCGGCGTAATAAGGTTCATGAAAATTTAGGGTTATCCCTGCGTTGTGCCCAAGGGCGCCCGCTGCGGTCTGCCAGCGATGAAATACCGTAATGTTGTTCCGCGCGTCCTTGCGCAGGATGGACAGGATTGACTCAGCTGTTACTTTCATGGCTGCCACCTGCACTTTCAGTGCTTCCTAACGCCTGTTTTATTTCCCTGCGCCGGATGCCAGTTACCTCATGGCATTTGCTTTGATGTTCGGAAAAGCCGTCCAGAGCGAACCATGCTTCGCTGTATTTTTGAGTTATTACTTCCGGGTTGTTTTCACTCTCAATTTCCCGGCAGAACTCCGCGAGAATATCGTCAGCTTCCTCCATGGTTATTGACGGCTTTACTGGCTGAAACTGTTCGCTGTTTGTTTCTGCCGCTGGCTTACACTGGCCATTGCTTGAAACCGCCGATGGAAGAGCCCATGCAGGCAGGGCAGGCGGCTTCCAGTAAAAAGCGCCTAACTCTTTAGTGCGTGCGTAAGTAAAACCGTCTGCTTTTTCGCCTGATATGGTTGCGAAGCCTACGTCCAGATCGTAGAGATACCGGCCTATTCCCCACTGAACAGCAGCGCGCTTCATAGCGCTTGAGCGTCCGCCTTTTACAGCTTCAACCTGCGTGTTTTCGGATGCGTCCCACTTGGTGATCCACTCCCCATCGACCTTTATGGAAATTCCGCATTCGACGCCGCCATTGTTTGGGATGTCGCGGTACTCATTACGCCAGCCGGCCTTTCCGCAAACCTCATCAAGGCGCTTCATGATTGCCCGGTTTGTGACATAGGCCAGGACCTTTGCCCAAATTGACGATCCGCTTTTCCCTGCCTGCTGAATACGCCACTCGATATCCTTATGCGGGAATGGGGCGTCAAGTAGCTCAAGATTCATTGAAAATTCCCCGCGAATTCATCCCAGCTGATAACCGGGTTCTGCCGTTCCGCAGAAAGGTTTACTGGTTCGTCATCGTCGAAATCACGTTCGCCGATCGCATCGCTCATCAGCTGAATGAATTCGTCGTCATCCCATTTTTCCGCCGCGCTCATGCTGCTTTCTCCCGATGAGTAATGACGTAGCCATGCTCCACCAGACATTCGATCACCACGTCCCAATCCAGTTGCATGAGGACTTCACGACTGTTAACCGTCCCCGACAACACCACGTCTTCAAGCTCGACGGTTAACGTGTTATGCGGGCCTACAGATGTGCGCATGTCTGTGCATTCACATTTGATGTTCATAAGCACCTCAGTAACTGATACCGGTATGAGGAATGCGGCCGTCTTTAACCGCGGTAAGAACCTCGATAGCCTGATCCAGGGTAAGGCTGGTATTGGCCAGAAGAGCTTTGACGATTTCAGTGCCTACAGCCTTTCGGTGCTTAACGTCGGCTTCGCGTCGCGCCTGCTCATCGGCTTTACGCCTCTCCTCAGCCAGGCGGGCCTGTTCGCGTTGCTCTGCCTCTCGGCGGATGCGGTCAGCTTCTTCCTGTGCTTTGCGCCGCTCGGCTTCAACTGCGGCCTTTTTGTCAGCCTCTGCTTTCTGCTCGGCTGCAATGCGATCTCGCTCTGCCTGCTCAGCTTGTGCTTTCAACACAGCTTCACGATGCGCCGCCTCTTCACGTTCACGCTGTGCGCGCTGCTCAACTTCGCGGGCTGCTGCGGCGGCTGCCATTCGCTTAATTTCCTCTTCATGGGCAATGCGCTGGCGCTCAGCCTCAGCTGCTTTATCTGCCTGCTCACGGTCGAAAGCGTCATTCATCAGCAGAGCCATTTCGTGGTCAGACTCAATCTGAGCCGCCAGCTGCCGATCGAACTCTTCATTCATGGCCAGTGCTTCGACGTGAAGGGCGTTCATGGCTTCTTCGGCCTTAATGCGTTCCTGCTCGGCTTCCCATTCAGTCAGCGGGCGACGCACTTCATCTTTCAGCGCATCGAGACGTTCACGAACAACGCGGCGGCTTTCGTCAATTTGCTTTGGCAGCGCCTTCAGCTCAGCGACCAGGTCTTTGCCTGCGTTGTCGATGTAGGTTTTAGAGCGCGCGACCTTATGAGCCATGGATGCGATGGCATCGCGGCCTTTTTTCGTGGTCACGTCCGGTACCAGGCTGCGAGCCTCTTTTTCGATCGCTTCGATAAGCGGGTCGAGCTGGTCGTTATTGGTGAAAACCGCCATCGCGTTCTTTTTCTCGATGACGACTAAATCCATTATTTCGCTCATGGGTCCCCCTGAAATTTGGTTGTGAAACGCCCGGCACCGGAATGGCTGCCTGATAGCTCAGTTAAATTCGTGCGCTGATATGCGCGGTTAATGCGTCCCGGCTGGTACCAGGTTCGGTTCGATACTGCGTGAAGCGTATGGCCGGCGGATGTGGCGCAGATTGCCCTGCGGCTCATGCCAGTAGCTGCCGTCGCGATAGTCGAAGCTGACCAGCCAGGCGGCGCCGGTGCGGCGATTACGCATCATCACGGCGCGTCCGCTGTTAGGAATTGAGTTAGCCATTGAACACCCCCGTAACGTGCAGAATTTTGATAATCAACGCTGTCCAGATGACGCCGCAGATCAGCAGGCAGTAAATCAGTGAACGAATGCCTTGTTTGCTCATTTGCCACCCCAGCATGCGAAGCTAAAAAAAAGGACAGCAACCAAAAACGGAACGACCTTTAACCAAAAATTACGCCATGCAGGCTTGTCTTCTTCGCGGATCATCTCTTCACCTTTGCCTTATCGCGGCTAACGGAGCGTTGTTACCTATTACCGGCGCCAACGTTGTTGTTTGGATGGCTTAAATTTACAGATAAAACTGTATTTTCGTCAACAGACAAAACTGTATTTTTTGTCATTGATTACATATCTAACTGTAATGAAAGGTGATTTATTTTGATGGGGCGAAAAAAAACCGGCATACGCCGGTTCTATTCTGAGAGGGGGAGGGGTTTAGCGCTTTCTTCGATAGATTCTGTGTTCAATCATCACGCCGATGATTGTTAGTGGTTGATGCTCGCTACTGATAATCGGGTAATCATCATTCAATGGCACAAGCTCGAAATGCTGGCAGCCCAGGTGATCCGTGTAAGTAGGCCGATATTTTTTAAAGGTCGCTTGAGCCCCACCGTTTTTGGCCACAACAAACTCTCCGGGGGTTGGCTCAACTTCGGGGTCTACAATGATCACATCTCCAGCCTTGAAGTCTGGCTCCATCGAATCGCCTTCGATGCGTAAAGCAAAAGTAAAATCAGAAACTTCGTTGTCTGTAAGGATGTACTCAAAACTCCCATCAAATGCCTCAATGGGATTTTTTTCTGCGAGAGCCCCTGCCTGGACATAGCTTATGAGAGGCACCTTCTTGCTGCTAACTTCAGCAATAGGCATAAAGGCTCCGCCATTCATTAGCCAGTCAGGATCGCACTTTAGCGCCTTAGCTATGCCAATAATGTTACGCGGTTTTCTGGTGTCTCCCTTTTCAATGCTCTGCCATGACTGCTGCGTTATTCCGGCATTCAACGCTGCCTCGGTCTGCGTTAGACCGAGCTCAATTCTCTTTTGCTTTACGCGATCTGCAAGGCTCATAAATCCCTCTCAATGTATGCCTTGATATTCACAGTTAAAACTGTAATTGACAAACAGAAATAACTGTCACAGAATACAGATAAAACTGTAGGAGGTAACATGGAAACCATTTCGCAACGCCTCAAAAAAAAGCGCGAAGAGATGAATCTGTCTCAGGCGCAATTAGCAAAAAAAGTTGGCATGAGACAGCAGTCTCTGCAGGCAATTGAGGCCGGGACAACCAAGCGCCCACGTTATTTGTTCGAACTGGCAACTGCGCTCCATTGCGACCCTAAGTGGCTGCTTTATGGCGAGATGCCATCTCAATCTCAATAAGTTGCCGATTTTATCGGCCTTTCAAACACCACCAGAGGAAGTATCACAGATGGAGAATGCAATAGCCCGAAAGTTAGAGCCGCCAATCCTCAACCCAATTGAGATTGAAGGCATTTTGTTAAACCGGCTTTTATCCATTGGCCAAAAGGTTTTTGCGGAAATGCGAGGGGTTAGCGAGTCGACAATCAGTCGCCGCAAGAGCGAGGGGTATTACGCCGAGATGGCGAAGGAAATATCAGCGCTGGGTCTGCAGGTTGTTCCGCCGGAGGCGGTGGTGGTTTCTCGCCACTACCTGCAGTCAGTAGAAACGCTGGCAGATATCGGATTCCGTGCGGAGCGGTGCCGCCCTGGCCCGTTAGGGTGGGACTGATGAAGTGCGTAAAAGGCGAAAGCCGCAGTGGGCAAACACTAACGGCTTTCAGGTGCAAAAACGAAGAGGTAATTGCGAGGTAATTATGCCTGGTAAATCTGTAAGAGTAAACAATCCGGAGGTAGCACGTGAGCATGTCACTTATGGCGAAAGCAATGGGGGTCAAAGTGGGAAACTCACTGCGTAAGCTCGTTCTTATCAAGCTGGCCGACAACGCCAACGACAAGGGCGAATGCTGGCCTTCGTATCAACACATTGCCGATCAGTGCGAATGCAGCAAATCCGCTGTTCGCAACCATATTGATGCGCTTGAGGATATGGGGCTGCTCAAGCGTGAAAATCGCGTTGGGGTCAACAACGGGAAAGGTAATACATCCAACGTGTATTATCTGAACCTTGATGCCACCCCTATGCCATCAAAAAGCACAGGGGTATGCCATGAAATAGCACCCCCTATGCCATATGATGGCACACCCCCTATGCCACCAGATGGCACCAGAACCAGTCACTCTTTTGAACCAGTCACTGAACCAGACTCTCTCTCTGCGCGAGGGCAGTTTATCAGCGAGGCTGCAAAGCGACGGATCGGGATTTCACCCAACGGGGAAATACCTTTCCCTCCTGCCTTCAAGCCATCGGCAGATCACATTGCGATTGCCTCGGAGAAAGGGATCAACATTGAAACCGAGTTGCTGAACTTTCGTGATTATCACCAGGCCCGCGGCACAAAGCTGATCGACTGGAACTCGGCGTTCCGGGTGTGGCTCAGGAACGCGAGAGTTAATCCGCTTTCCGGGCGCCAGAGAAGCGAACCTGATTCCCCACACTGGAACAGCCCTGAAGGCTGGAAGGACTTCATATGACCGCTCAGCTTATGACCGCGATCAGCAATCGCGATGGTGATGCGCTGGCCAGAATGGCCGCAGGTAGCACGGAGCCGCAGAGGCTTCTGGATTTCGAAGCTGAAAGGCTGGTTGACTCCCTGTTCCGTCAGCTGAAGCAGATCTTCCCTGCGTCAACGCAGACCAATCTTCGCACCGACGCCGAAGAGAAGACAGCGAAGCGCCAGTGGATTGCAGCTTTTGCCGAAAACGGGATCCGCACCCGCGAGCAGTTATCCGCCGGTGTGCGCCATGCGAGAGCCAGTGAATCGCCGTTCTGGCCATCGCCTGGCCAGTTCATCAAGTGGTGCAAGGACAGCGGAACTGTGCTCGGCGTGACTCTTGTCGACGTGATGAACGAGTTCCACCGCTACAGCCGTGAAAAAGGGCTGCATACCGGCGGTGCTGAGCGCTTCCCATGGTCTCACCCTGTCATGTACTGGGTTGTTACCGATACCCGGCGAGCAATGTACCAGCGCCAACTCAGCGAGGCAGAAACCGAGAAATATGCCGCTAAAAAGCTGGAAGACTGGGCACTGAAAGTCGCCGCCGGAGAACAAATACCGTCGCCGGTACTGGCCCTTGAGAACAACCAGGAAGCTATTCCGACAAACCATGTCAGCCGTCAGCAGGGTTTTCACCCTGAAGGCAAAAGCTTCGGATGTATGCCAAGCGCGGCATCGCTCGGTGCGTTAACTCCGGCTCAGTGGCTGTGGGATGAATACCTGCGCGGGAAAGAGAGAGGGCTTATCTGATGAAAAAGAACTCGGGCAAACAAGCTGTAATCAATTACGTCGGCCAGCATCCTGGCTGCAGCTTTCAGGATATCCGCCGCGGTACCGGGCTTGACTCTTCAGTGGTCAACTCCTCCCTGTGGCAGATGAACAAAGACGGCCAGGTTAAGCGTGAGGGTGAGTGCAGGAGCTACCGCTACACCCTGATTGACACAACAGCTGTCACCGAAAGCGATCCATCGGTTCAGTATCGCCAGCGTCCTGGCGGAGTAAACCCAATGACCAACCTGTTTAACCAGTGCCTGGCGGGAGTAAGAAAATGAAAAACGAAATCGAATTCAAATTTGGTGATTACGCAATCATCGAGCAGAAACGCCACGGCGTACCTAACGAGATGTTTGTTCATAAGGTGGTTGGTCAACTTCGCTCTAACACCTGGGTTGATGTTCCGGTTAGTGTTCCGGCGACTGAGACACTGCACGGTGAGATGGAGGACATTTGTCTTTGCATCTGCTGCGGAATTGACGAGACCGAAGTTCGCCGTTATCGCGTCAAGGATATGCGGCGCCATTCTCCTGTCTCTTTGGTGGCTGATGAAAAGAGGGGTTCGACTATCACATTACAGGCAGTAAACGAGCTCATCGCCTCTCTGGAGAGCGCAGGCGAGCTGTCGATCAGAGAGCAGAAGTTCCTGAAGCTGGCGAGAGCGTTTAAGCAGCTGGCTGCGGAGAATGTGGCGCTATCGAAGGATGCTCAGCGTTATCGCTTTATCAGAGAAAGGGACATGTTCGGCTCAGACAATGAATCTGGATTGTTGAGTTGGGAGGAACTCACTGAGCTTGAGTGCAATGAATTCGATGATGCACTTGATGCAAGAATTAACCATCCAAACACTGGTTTTATTGAGTTGGACGCCAAGCTGCAAGCTCGCGAAACCCCCGCCACCGATCGCATCGTAGCCGGGATTAAGGCTGATGGGGTGGAGGAGTTCGTATCCAACACCGTGCATAAGTTTTTTGATGAAAGCGGAGCAGTGTCAGCTTTGGCTTACCTTTCACTCGCTAATTCACACGTGAAGCAGCTGCGCGAGGGGGCCGACAAATGAGCAATGACGCTATGAAAATGGCATTGGCAAAGCAATTAACGATTGCTATGCAAAATCTCGGAGCACCGATTGAATTGCTCTGCATTGTTGGTAGTTACGGGGATACCCAGACTGACGCTGACACTCTTGAAATGCTCGAACAATACAACAATCGCGGATCCTGCATGGAAGAGATTATCGCCCCTGCATTCATTTGGTCGCCAAAGGAGGCCCGGCATGACAACTGATATCACCGAACTGGCGCAGAGAGAAAAATTCGAAGCATGGGTTATGACTCAAATCTGCATTTCCAAGTCAACGCTGGAAGGTCTGCGCACTTCTGTTGGATACCGTAACAGCACGTTATCTGGCAGTGATTACAACCTTATGTGGAATTTATGGAAAGCGGCTGGTGCCGAGATGGTAGAGGCGCTGGAGAAGGCGCAGGCAGCCGAGCGTCGTTGGCATCGGGCGGCGTCCCGGATACATGAGCAGGCTTGCGAAAGCGACGTGAAAATTGATGAGCTTGAGGCCATCCGCGCAGCAGCAGAAAAGCTGGTTCGCTGCAAAGGTCGCTATCACAGCGAGCAGAACTATCGCGCATTGGCTGCGCTGTTTGGCGTGAAAACCCCAGACCTGCCGCCGCTGGAGCATGAAAACGTCCATTATGCCGATGCTGCAGAGATGGAGATTGAAGCACTGCGCCAGCGCATCTCCGAGCTGGAGTCCCGCACCGTGAAGCTTCCGGATGGATGGCAATTCGAAGAATGTGAGATAGAGGGTTGTGAAAACGGCGCGATATTCAGTGTCGGCACTGGCAGTAGAAATATTCACCTTTGCGATAAATGCGCGCATGAGCCTCAGAATTCTCGCTTGAAGAAGTCTCCGTTATCTAAGCGGCTGCCCTTCAAAATGTCAGCTGGCATCAAGGTGGAGGATGAGTGATGTTCAAAATCGAAAGTTACGAACAACGCCTCAAGCGGGTTCTCACAGAAAACGCCGGTAAATTCACCATCGACGAAGACGGCGGAATCCATACCAACTGGCAGCATCCAGAAGTGCAGGAAACCATGCGCAGGCACTTTGAGGCGCTCAGCAAAATTAAGGTGGACCGGAAATGAGCGAATTTTCACGAGAAACACTACTCAACATTATCGAGACTGACCATGTGCAATGCGGTGAGGCTTCGGCATTGGCCCGCATGGCGCTGGCCGCAATGGACAGCGAGCCAGTTATTGTTGTTGGCGATGATGGAGGGGATGCGCTTTCTTATCGCCGCCTTATCCAGTCGTTCGCACCAGGCACTAAACTCTATCTCCATGCGGAGCCAGCGCCAGCAAGCGAGCCGGTAACGTATACCAATCTCGCTAAATTAAATTTCTACTCGCTAGGCGCATCCCTCAGCATTGGGTTGTTACCTGATGGCGAAAATGCTGATGAAGTCGTGAGGCACGAGGATGATCCATGCCGCGCCAGTATGCTCCAGGCTGGCAGCTCTCCGGTAATTCCTGATGGTTCGGCATCCATGCTACGGCGCTGGCTGGCATTTGGCCGCGGCATGCAAAATGCAGGATGCCAACTACCTCACAACCTGATTGCGGAAAGCGAGGCCATGCTCGCAGCCTCCCAGCATGATACCCCCGCTCTGAACTCGGTGCAGAGCGTCGATAGTGTCGCAGATAGATGGATTCCGGTAAGCGAGCGGATGCCGGAGAATGATGTATCTGTTCTCACATTCGACGGAATGTATAAGCGAGTTCATCATGCCATGTATGGTCATTGGCAGTGCTGGGAGCCAGAGAAAATCACCCACTGGATGCCGCTGCCAGCCGCCCCTCAGGAGGTTAGTGATGCCTAAATCCCCCGCAGAACGCAAAGCCTCCGGTTGAAATCAAACCCCTCTCCGGAGGGGTTTTATCGTATATGCTCATTTTGCTTTTATCCCCGGGAAGGGCGATAATTACCTCGTCAGCCTGAGCAACTGACACGATTATCCGGCGCCAAGTGGGGACACATGGCGCAAACACTGCAATTTGAGAAAAGTTATCAAAACGTACTGATTCCCGCAGAGCCGGGAACCAGCGAATACCTGCAACTTATCCCCGTAGGGCAACTGCTTTGCGGTGAGTTCCGCAAACCCCGTAATTACGCATTCCACAAGAAGTTCTTCAAGCTTCTGACTCTCGGGTATCACTACTGGACGCCTTCCGGTGGTCTCATTGAGCCCGCTGAGCGCACCCTCATATCCGGGTTTATCGACTTCCTCTCACCCGAATTCGATCAGCGCGCTGCGCTCCAGAACGCCGCGGAGATGTATCTCTCCTCTGTCGGTATTTCTCGCTCCCGCGATATGGCGCTGCTGAAACACTTCGAATCATTCCGCGAGTGGGCAACCATTCAGGCTGGCTTTTACGACGAATACCAGATGCCTGACGGCAGCCGTCGTCGTGTCGCAAAGTCGATCTCCTTCGCCAGCATGGACGACAGCCAGTTTAACGGCGTCTACAAATCAGTGCTGAATGTGCTCTGGAACTACATTCTGCGTCGCAAATTTCACTCGCCGGCTGAGGCTGAAAACGCCGCCAGTCAACTGCTGAGCTTTGCGGGGTGATAGCTATGCAATGTCTTCTCGCCAAAGTAATGGATCGCGGCATCTTCCGTGTGCCCGCGCGCCGCAAGCGCAAGGTCGAAGTTAAGCCTTCCGACATCCCGACCCAGAAAGACTACACCGCTCGCCTGGTCGATAAGAAGTGGCTCCGCCTGAGAGCAAGGAGGCCACATGCGTAAACCTGCACGTCGTAAATGCGCCCACTGCCGCGAATGGTTCCATCCTGCCCGGGAAGGGCAGGTGGTATGCAGTTTTGAATGCGCCAGTGCGATCGGCAAAAAACAGACAGCAAAAGCCCGGGAAGCAGCGAAGGCCAGAGCGGTGAAGCGGCTGAGCGAATCCGAGAAGGAGGGGCGTCAGCGCCGTAAAGCAAGATTGGCTGAGCTCAGACCTAACGGTTACTACAAAGCCCAGGCTCAGAAGGCATTCAACGCCTACATCCGCGCTCGTGATGTTGGTTTGCCATGCATCAGTTGCGGCGAGACCAGCCCGCCTGATCTGCATGGCGGCCAGTGGGACTGCGGCCACTTCAAAACGGTCGGCGCTTACCCTGAGTTGCGTTTTGAAGAGCGCAACGCTCATAAGCAGTGCAAATCGTGCAATGCCGGGGCCGGTAAGTACACCGCCAAAGAGTCGACGGTTGCTCAGCAATACGAAGCTGGCTTGGTCGCTCGTTACGGACAGGAGTATGTCGACTGGCTTAACGGACCCCACGAAATGACCAACTACCGCCGGGAAGACTTTATTCGTATCCGCGATGAGTACCGCGCCAAGCTCAAAGCACTGAAACGGCGGGAGGCCGCATGAACCACGACGTTATCGAACGCATCCGCGAACGCTGGCAAAAGCTTCGCCTCTGCCGGCACCGCGGCACCGTACTGGTTGACTACCGCATACTGAGAAATTTCGTCCGTATCTATCAGACCCTGGGAGAGACAGCATGAAACTGGAATTAACCAACGAACAGCACCAGTGGATAGATCAGTGGCTCCAGCTTTGGGGCGCATGGTGCCAGACAGGGAAGATAGACAAGGCGATGATAAATATGATTGCCAAGTTCATGGCCACGGTTGAACCGCAAGCACCATCAAGGCCTGTATGCAGCGATGATGATGGGTTGCTGATTGATGCCGTCATCCGAAATTACCTGAAAAACGTAGATGAGAACGCATGGAAGGTGATTTTTGCCTATTACGTCTGTAACTCAAGCGAGATAAGGATCGCTTCATGGCAGCATGCTGTTAGCAAACCTCGCCTGATGAAGACTCGCGCCGGAAACCAGTATAAGCACCCGAGCATTTCAACCATCCGTCGGGAAGTTAAGCAGATTATCAACGCGGCGCTCTTCTGCCTGTACCAGCCGCTGCAAAATGCGTTTAACGATCGGGAAAGTGTGAAGAAAATTGCAAAAAATAGTCATAACGTGCTTGCATTTCAATGAACAAATGAGCAATATATTTAGTGTAGGTTGCCGTATTTGCGTTTGACCTATCAGAACACCGAGCCTCGCCATCGTGCGGGGTTTTTTTATGCCTGCGATCCGGTCAGGGCTCTTGGGTTGAGACGTGCCGCACGACACGTCAAAGCCCTTCCGCGCAGAGCCCTGAACCAGATTGCATCTGTCGTAGTTTGGTAATTACGTCTGGCTTCCAACCAGAATATGCGGGTTCGATCCCCGCCAGATGCTCCAATCCCTCTACCTTGGGACCATTACGGCTACCGCGCCGTCACTTTTTACCCTTGGTATTACTTCCCGCCTTGAGCGGGTTTTTTATTTTCAGGGTCCGGGAATCACCATCGACGCTTTGTTGGTAAATCAGCCCGACGGCCCTGAACCTTTTACTGACTACAGATAGCACCCCGAACGTTATCGGAGGTGGAGACTATGAAAATGCCTGACAAAATCTTTTCGGCGGCCTCGTACTGCACGTCAGGCGGCCTTATATGCACAGGGCTCGCAAGGACCTATGACTGGTTTCATGGCCTTGACTGGAATTTTATTGCTCTGGCCAGCGGCGTGATAATCGGTGTAGCGACTTACCTGACCAATCTCTACTTTAAGCGCCGCTGGACGAAGATGTATCAGCAGTCCCTCGATCGTGGTTATGGTGGCCCGCCGCCGCAGGATGAATAGCGATGGCTAACCTGAAAACAAAACTCAGCGCGGCCATGCTGGCGCTTATCGCTGCCGGCGCATCAGCTCCCGTTCTCATGGATCAGTTCCTGAATGAGAAAGAGGGCAATAGCCTCACTTCATACCGCGATGGCGCCGGCATCTGGACGATATGCCGCGGAGCGACCCGGGTAGATGGAAGGCCTGTAACGCAGGGGATGAAGTTAACCCAGGCTAAATGCGACCAGGTGAATGCCGTCGAGCGCAATAAGGCGCTGGCATGGGTGGATCAGAATGTGCGGGTTCATCTGACGCCTCCTCAAAAGGTCGGGATTGCCAGTTTCTGCCCCTATAACATCGGGCCCGGTAAGTGCTTTCCTTCCACCTTCTACCGCAAGCTGAATGCCGGTGACCGTAAAGGAGCCTGCGCTGAAATTCGCCGGTGGATTTTTGATGGCGGAAAAGATTGCCGCGTACGTTCCAACAATTGTTACGGCCAGGTCTCTCGCCGTGATCAGGAAAGCGCACTGGCATGTTGGGGGATAGATGAATGAGCCGGTTAACCGCCATTATCAGCGCCATTGTGATCTGCCTGGTTGTTTGCCTTGGGTGGCTGGCCAGTCACTACCACAGCAACGCCACCGAGTTTAAAAGGCAGCGGGACAAAGCGACTGAGCAACTCGGCCTGGCGAAAGACACCATCGCTGACATGCAGGTAAGGCAGCGCGATGTTACAGCGCTCGATGCCAAATACACGAAGGAGTTAGCCGATGCAAAAGCTGAAAATGATGCTCTGCAGCGCAAGCTTGATAATGGTGGTCGGGTGCTCGTCAAAGGCAAGTGTCCAGTGTCAGCCGCAACCCAAACCACCGGCACCGCCAGCATGGGCGATGATGCCACCGTCGAACTCTCTGCAGTTGCTGGACGAAACGTTCTCGGTATCCGGGCCGGAATCCTCAGCGACCAAACAGCCCTGAGAGCGCTGCAGGACTATATCCGCACGCAGTGTCTGAAATAGCAAAGTGGGTTAAAATCATCAGTGGCTAGGGTAGCTCCCGAAAAGCGGCATCGTCACCGCCTGCCACTGATATCCTGACGAGCAACTTAGACGAGGTTGTGCATGAGCAAGCCAAAACCAAAGAGCACTGTCCGCATCTCATTTACCGTGATTGATGAGAGCGGAGAGGAAACGTTGAACCGTGATTTCTTCGTACCATTTGAAAAAATCAAGAGCGCTCGATTCCCTGTTTTACCTGATGCAGCACAGGATGAGGCCAAAAAGTTTCATGAGGCCGCCGTGATGATGGGCTGCTTTGGTGAATAGCACTAAACAAGGTCGCTAAGGCGGCCTTTTTTATTGGCATTACAGGAGCTATTCACCGAGTGGCTTCGATAATGCTTACCCGACAAGAAGCATAGATCTGGTGTCGACCAAAGAGGTGATCCACATCTTGACGGCTCGCAAAGACGAGAAGTGACTGAGCAACTCTGTGAAGAAGTGGCAATGTCGCGTTTATAAACTTCTGCAAATGGTGCCGGTAAAGTGCCATTGGCAGAGTTTTATGCAAGTTTCATGAGTTGCCGGTTAAATAATTCCCCGGTAAGTATTCGAGTAACCCAGAGGAATGTTCTGTATGGCTGATTTTGAAGACCGCCGACCATTCCCTCCCGTCAACTTCACTGGCGAAAACTGGCTGCCGTATACCCGGCTGATCCCTGCTGCCGAAATCGGCGAATGGGTAAACCAGAACATCCTCTCCGAAGAGGGCCGAATCCATAACCCTGACCATACGCACCTTGTCGATGCTGATCTCGCGTTTATGTGGGCCTCTGGCTCATTCGCCAAAAGCGGGCGCATTGTGCTGGGTCAGTGTGAGCAGGTAATGATGCGTGCTGGCGGCTGGCAGAAGTCCCGCATGGAGCAGCAGATGCATGAATGGTTCGGTCGTATACCGAAGTTCATCATCACTCTGGCTGCCGACTACTGCGAGCAATGCAGTGACCTCGAATTCTGCGCGCTGCTTGAACATGAGCTATATCACATAGCCCAGGCTACCGATGACTATGGCGCGCCGAAGTTCAACAAAGAGACCGGTATGCCGGTGCTCAAACTTCGCGGCCACGACGTCGAGGAATTCGTCGGAGTTGTCCGGCGTTACGGCGCCAGCAAAGACGTGCAGGAAATGGTGGATGCGGCGAACAGGCCGGCGGAGGTTGCTCATATCGATGTTGCCAGAGCTTGCGGGACGTGCATGCTGAAACTGGCGTGATTTTATACTGCTTTATACGGACGGTGGGTTATGGCTGCACTAAAACCAGAAGTGAGAGCCTTTATCGTTCAAGAGCTCGCTTGCTTTGATACGCCATCCCAAATCGTCGAGTCCGTACAAAAAGAATTCAAGGTTCAGGTGTCGCGCCAGCAGGTGGCATCGCATGACCCGACAAAGGTGGCAGGGAAAGGTCTGGCTCAAAAATGGGTCGAACTTTTCAACCTTACCCGCGACCGCTTCCTCAACGAAATTTCCGACATCCCGATCGCCAACAAAGCCTATCGCCTTCGCGTCCTGCAGCGAATGTCTACGACTGCCGAAGGTATGAAAAATCTCGGTATGACAGCTCAGTTACTGGAGCAGGCAGCAAAAGAGGTTGGCGATGCCTACAGCAACAAGCAAAAGGTGGAGCTAACCGGCAAAGACGGCGGCCCGCTGAATCAGGTGACGTACACCGCTGAAGACTATGCGAAGGCCCAGCAGAAGCTGGAGGGAAGGTTAGAAGGGCTGGACTGATATGAGCGGAATTATCGAATGGGATGACCTGTCATTCCCGGAGCGCGTGATCATCCGTTCAAAGTCCACGAAGTCATTCCTGAACTTCACCCGGATATGGTTCGAGCTGATTCAGGGCGATCGGCTGCTGGTTAACTGGCATCACCGCCTGATGGCTTCGAAAATTGATGATCTGCTTGCCGGGCGCCTTGTCCCGCGAAACCTGATTATCAACATCCCGCCCGGAGGTACAAAAACAGAGTTCTTCTCCATCCACTTCCCGGCGTATGTCAACGCCCTGGTGCAGGAGAAGCGGCTTAAACGCTTTCGCAACCTGAATATCTCTTTTGCTGACACGCTGGTAAAGCGTAACAGCCGGCGCACCCGCGACATTATCGCCAGCCGTGAATATCAGGAGTTCTGGCCCTGCTCGTTTGGTGTCAACCAGGCAGAAGAGTGGGAGATAAAGGACGAGCGAGGGCGCTCTATAGGCCAGACGGTATCACGCTCAAGCAACGGGCAGATCACCGGTGGTCGTGGTGGCTACTACGGACCAGAGTTCTCCGGCATGGTGATGCTGGACGACTACAACAAGCCGGTGGACATGCTCAGCGAGTCCCGACGCAAAAGCGCGAATACGCTGCTGGTAAACACCATTCGATCGCGGCGCGGCGATAAGTCGAAAGAGCACCCGACTCCGTTTGTGAGCATTCAGCAGCGCCTGCACACCGACGATGCGACGGGCTTCATGCTTGCCGGCGGAATGGGCGTGCCGTTTCACCATGTCGCCATACCGGCCATGATCGACGAGAAGTACATCCAGTCGCTCGATGAGCCATGGCGTTCGCTTTGCTGGGAAACGGTCAAAGATACCGATTCTGTGGTCGTTGGTGGCGTTCGCTACTGGTCCTACTGGCCGCAGATGGAAGACGTTAACGACCTCCTGCAGCTGTGGGAAAAGGATCGCTATACCTTCCTGTCGCAATACCAGCAAAACCCAATGGCGCTGACTGGCGGGATCATCGACACCAGCTGGTTCAGAACGTATACCACCCTGCCGAAGCTTACGCACCGCGCCGTGTATGTCGATACGAACAGCGGGAAGGTGGAGGACTGGCTGGATTACACCGTGTTTACGCTGGCTGGCATGGGCGTGGACGGGAATCTGTACATCATCGACGTCGTTCGCGGTCGGTGGGACCCGGAAGACCTCCTGAAGAAAGCGGAAGAGGTTTGGGAAAAATGGCGCCTGTCTGGCTCCATGCGGGTTATGCCGCTGCGTCATATGGCCATTGAAGAGAAGCAAGCCGGGCAGGGCCTCATCACCACGCTGAAAAAACGTAGCCAGACACCCGGGCAACTCGCCATCCCGGTGAGGGAAATTCCACGCGGTACCGGGCAGAACAAGCTCGTTCGCTGCCTTAACGTCATCCCCCAAATCAAAACCGGGAAAGTGTTCGTCCCCGCGACGCACACCGACGACGGACAGAAGCTTTCCAGCATCTTCTACGAGGACGGCACGATCGCAGGCTCAACGGAGTGGGTGCTGACGGCGATGACGGAATGCGCTGCTTTCTCCGCTGATGACAGTCACGACAACGACGACATCCTCGATACTTGGATGGACGCAATCGACGACAACCTGATTTCCGGCCCGCAGCCGATGGTTATCGACCCGAATCAACTCAGGAGAATTTAAGTGTGGTGGTTTAAAAAGAAAGAAGTCGCCGCGCCTGAGCCGGCAAAAGAACCTGAAGCACCGAAGGTCGGGATCAGGCCCGAGGCCGTGGCAGAAGTCCGTGCATTACCGAAAAGAGAGTTTCAGCGCTACGAACCGCCGAAAGGGGTCATCCCCGAGGCTATCAAAAGCGCCATTCTGGCAATGGACTCCACGCCTTACGATGCTCTCAATGCTGTGTATGGCGGCTACGGCTACGGTGACTTTGATAGCTTCCCTGGCTATCCGTACCTGGCCACGCTGGCGCAAAAGCCTGAATATCGCAAGATGGTTGGCACCATCGCGGAAGAAATGACCCGCAAATGGATAAAGCTCAAAACTGTCGGCGATGAAGACAAGGCGGATCGGGTAAAACAGCTCGAAGAGGCCATGAAGCGGTTTAAGGTGCGCGAGCGCTTTAAAGAAGCCGCAGAACACGACGGCTACTTTGGCGGCGGCCAGATTTACATCGACGTTCGTTCGCCGCGGGGAATCTCCGCATGGATGGATGACAACGAGCTGCAATCGAAGCTCTTCATGAGCGATAAGAAGATCACGAAAGGCAGCCTGCAGGGGTTCAGGGTCATTGAGCCTATCTGGACCTATCCGGGGATTTATAACTCCGACAACCCGCTGAGCCCGGATTTCTACAAGCCGACGCAGTGGTTTGTCATGGGCCGGACCGTACACGCAAGCCGGATGATTGATTTCGTCTCGCGGCAGGTACCTGATCTGCTGAAAGCATCGTATAACTTCCGTGGACTGTCTCTCTCGCAGATTGCTGAGCCATACGTCAATAACTGGCTTCGCACCCGCGACAGCGTCAGCGACATGATCCACTCGTTCTCAGTTCCGGTAATCGGAACAAATATGAGCACGATTCTGCAGGGCGGTGGGGCAGATAGTCTTCTGGCAAGGCTTGATGTCTTCAACCGATGCCGCGATAACCGTGGTGCATTCGCTAAAGACAACAACCCTACCCAGCCAGAAACGGTTGAGTTCGTTAACGCCCCGCTTAACGGTCTCGATGCCCTGCAGGCACAGTCGCAGGAGCACATGTCAGCGGTTTCGAGCATCCCGCTCGTCAAACTGCTGGGCATTACTCCAAATGGCCTTAACGCAACGTCTGACGGCGAAATCCGCGTTTTCTACGACTACATTCACGCCCTGCAGCAGTCTGTTTTTAAAGACAACCTGAAGCGCGTGATGGACATCATTCAGCTCTCTGAGTTCGGCGACATTGACGACGACATAACCTTCGACTTTGAGCCGCTGTACGAAATGAGCGCTAAAGAGCGGGCGGAAATTCGCAAAGTAGACGCTGACACTGACGCTGTCTATGTGGCCGCCAGCGTGCTCTCCGGTAACGAAGTCCGTGAAAAAATTGCCGGTGACCCGGACTCGCCCTATCACTCTCTGGACCTGAATGATGACCTCGAAATCGAAGACGACTACGACGAAGAGGAAGAAACAGACCCTGACGATAAGGGCGGTTCATCCTAACGCTGGCGTTGAAGCATGGTACCGCCGACAACTTGATAAGCAGGTGCAGGAAATGCAGGCATCTGTTGTCTACTGGCTGTCGGCAAACTATCGGGCCAGCGGCGCGGCTGTCGCCATGGATGCATCACCTGCAGTGATGATGCGGAATGCCATGCAGAAACTGGCAAAGCGCTGGACGCGGCGGTTTGATGACATGGCGCAAAAGCTGGCCGACAGGTTCGCTAACGACGCCATGAAAAACGCGGATGCTTCACTGGCCACAGCCTTCAAAGATGCGGGGTTTACTGTCGAGTTCAAGATGACCTCGCAGATGAATAACGCTCTTCAGGCGACCATCGCCGAGAACGTCGGCCTTATCCGATCCATCCCCGGGAAGTATTTCACCGAGGTGGAAGGGCTGGTTATGCGGTCGGTAGCGCGTGGGCGCGACCTGTCCTATCTCACCGATGAACTCCAGAAGCGATACGGGATTACCCGGCGCCGTGCGGCGTTCATTGCCCGAGATCAGAACAACAAGGCCACCTCAGTCGTTCAGTCTGCGCGACAGCAGGCGCTAGGCATCACTCAAGGCGTCTGGAGGCACTCACATGCTGGCAAAAAGCCGCGACCATCCCACGTTAAAGCTGATGGAAAGGTGTTTGAGCTAAGCAAGGGAATGTATCTGGATGGTAAATGGGTGATGCCTGGAGAGGAAATCAATTGCCGTTGCACCTGGTCACCAGTAATACCAGGCCTATCGTAAATAATCAAAATCAATCAAGGTCGCTAAGGCGGCCTTTTTTATTGCCATAAGCGGGGAAGTCTATGGACGAACTCGAATCCTACTCGCTAGCCGAGGATGAGGATAAGTGGATAACCATAAATGGTTCCCACGTCAAAATTGATGAAAATGGAGATGTTGTTGCTGGCGCTGAAGGGAAGATTAATAGTAATAAAAATGAAAAGAAATCAGCCGGGGAAAAACTATCAGCCAATGAAAAGTCAGCCATTTCCAGTTACTCAGGTGACAATTTCTTAAAAATAAACTCAGATCTTCGTAAAGGTAAAGATGAAGACCCTGATGTGGCACGCATTGACTCCGCCATTGGCAAGGGAAGTTTAGAAGGTGGAACGCTTTACCGAGGAATGAGCAGGGAGGACGCAAAAAAACTGTTCCCAGGCGGAGATATTAAAAAAGGAATGGTTGTTTCAGACCCTGCTTTTCTTTCCACATCTAAAGAAAAAAAGATCGCCGGCATGTTCAGCATCGGCGGTGTAATGCTCCAAATAGAAACAAATAAAGGTGACAAGGGGCTAGATGTTACTGGTCTTTCCAGCAACAAGCATGAAGATGAAACATTACTTCCACGCAATGCAAAAATGGAAGTGATTGGAGTGCATCCCCCAAAATCACCGGGTCAGCCGGTGACAATAAAGGTCAGATACATAAGCGAGGAAAAGAGACCCGCAATGGACGGGATTACGGAAAGCCTGGCATTTGACCGCGCCTCTGTGCGCACCATCGACGCAAATGGCCGCCTTCAGATTTCACGAACGAATATCAGCAAGGCAAACGTCAACGCCTACTACGGAAGAGAGATACCAGGAAGCGAAGAACTTGGCCTCGAACCCAACAAGCTTTACCGGCTTTGGCGCCACCCGGACGAGCTCCGGAAAGCAGCCAAAACCTTCAATAACATCCCCGTGCTCAGCAAGCACATCCCCGATTTTCCCACCGACCCGCCAAATGAATTTCGTGTTGGCGTGACGCACTCCAATGCGGAGTTTGACGGCACGTATCTCACGGTTGGTATGTCGATCTGGGATAACAGCGCGATTGCTGGAATTGAGAGCGGAGAGCAGCGAGAGCTATCTGCATCGTACAAGTACGTCGCAGACATGACCCCGGGTGTTACCCCTGACGGCGAGCCTTATGACGGCGTTATGCGTGACATTTTCGGAAACCACGAAGCGCTGGTCCCTGACGGCCGCGCAGGGCCAGATGTACTGGTCGCAGATTCATTACCACCGGAGCTTAATCACATGCGTAAACATAAGGTAGCGGCGATCCGCGCCACCCTTAAGCCACTTCTGGCGCAGGATGCAGATCTGGAGGCAGAAGTCCGCAAAGCTCTTCTGGCTCTTGATGAGGCCGAAAAGGAAGACGAAAAAGAAAACAAACCCGCCGACGACGAAGACGACGACGAGAAGGACAAGAAAAAAACGGCGGACGATGAGGACGATGACGAAGACAAGGACAAGAAAAAAACCGCCGAAGATGAAGGCGATGAAGAAGACGACAAAGTCTCCAAAACGGCGATGGACTCTGCGATTCGTCTGGCAGCCGACAGCGCAACTAAAAAGGCCGCGGAAAACTTCCGGAAAATCCGTGAAGCAGAGCAGGTCGTCCGCCCGCTGATCGGCGACGTCGTTGCCATGGACTCAGCCGAAGATGTCTATCGCACCGCGCTTGAACAGAGCGGCGTGGATATCTCCGGCGTTCACCCGTCCGCTTATCCGGCGATGGTCAAAATGGCGATCAGCCAGAAAGAAAATTCACGCCCTGTCATTGCGCAGGATTCCGCTTCCGTCAGTGAGTTCGAAAAAGCATTCCCGACCGCTGGCAAACTGAAACGAGGTTAACATGGCAGGTTTTCAGACACGAATTAACCAGTATCCGGCCCCCGGCGTCGAAGGGGCCTTTGCTGGCACCAACCCTCACGCGACCTATCAGGCTGGCGAGGGCGCTCTGGTTGCTGGTGAGGGCGGCCTGACTGTCGGCCGCTTCGCCTGGGCTGTTGACGGTGTGGCTTCCAATGCCGGTAGCGGTGTTCCGTCTGGCTTTGTCCATCGTGACGGTCAGGCGTCGATCACCGTTTGGTTGGGTCAAGCGTCCATGCTTATCCAGCCAGGTCGTGAAGTGACCCTGAAGGTTGCCGGTGATTACTGGGCCAAAACGTCAACCGCTGCCACCCGCGGGCAGAAGGTTTTTGCATCCCTGACCACCGGTGAGGTGCAAGTCGCCGCAGCCGGCGCAACCGTGGCCGGTTTTATCGAGACCGCATTCTATGCCGCAAGCGATTGTGACGCTGGCGAGCTGGTCAAAATCAGCACCTGGAGCAAGTAATGAACGAATTTCAGCGACACTACGCCGCAGCCAGCGGGAAATATGGCATTGTGCTGCCCGGCGCGAAGGACTACCTGAAGCCGGAGTTTGCGGAGAATTTCGCGCTGGCGATGGATGCCCAGCCGCAAATGGTTACTGCGAATAACGCCGGTATCCCGGCCTACTTCACGAACTACGTCGATCCGGAACTTATCCGCGTTCTCGTAACGCCGATGAAGGCCGCAGAGATTATCGGTGAAGTGAAAAAAGGCGACTGGACGACGCTGACCTCGCAGTTCCCGATCGTCGAGTCGACTGGTGAAACCAGCGCTTACGGCGACTTCAACAACAACGGCATGACTTCCGCCAACGTCAACTGGGTACCGCGCCAGTCATTCCATTATCAGACTCACACCCGCTGGGGTGAGCGCGAGCTGGACATGTACGGCGCCGGGCGTATCGGCTATGCCGCCGAGCTCAATGTGGCCTCTGCACTTGTGCTGAACAAGTTCCAGAACAAGTCCTACTTCTATGGCATCGCCGGACTGGAAAACTATGGTCTGCTCAACGATCCGTCTCTGAGCGCTCCGGTGACGCCGGCGGCGACTGGTTCCGGCGGTAGCGTTACCTGGGCAACTAAAGACGGGCAAGCCGTATATGACGACATCTCCGGTCGTCTCTATAAGCAGTTGGTCTCTCAGACCAAAGGCCTCGTAGAGCGTACCGATCGCATGGTGCTCGGTATGTCTCCGGAAATGGAAGTCAACCTGACCAAGACGAACCAGTACAACGTGAACGTCACCGATCAGCTGAAGAAAAACTTCCCGAACATGCGTATCGAAACCGCTGTTGAATACAGCACCGACGCGGGCGAGCTTGTGCAACTGATTGTTGAGCGTCTGGGTGAGCAGGACACCGCTTACGCAGCGTTCACCGAGAAGATGCGCGCCCACGCTGTCGTGGTGGAAGAGTCTTCCTGGCGGCAGAAAAAATCCGGTGGCACCTGGGGTGCAATCATTCGTCAACCGCTGGGCATCGCCAGCATGATCGGGGTGTAACATGGCCGAAACAGTAACTGTAGGATGCAAACTGCCGAACGGCCTGATCCTGGAGCAGGGCGAGTACAAAGTGGAGCTTAACGGCTCCAACTCCTCTATCGTTGTCGGCGGCTACGGCCTGACCGAAAACGTGGACAAGGAAGCGTTTGAAGCATGGCTGGCAGTACATGCTGATCAGCCATACGTTCGCAAAGAGCTGGTGTTTGCCCAAGCGAAAACCAGCAGCGCCCAGGCGAAAGCGAATGAAAACGCTTCGGAGAAAACTGGTCTGGAAGGTCTGGATCAGAACAATCCGGCCCCTGGCATTGAGAAGGCGGACAAAAAATAATGGCGATCGTTGTCTTTGATGTTGCCGCATTTCGTGAGCGTTATCCGGAGTTCGATGCCGTAAGTGAAACGCTGCTTAATGCGTACTTCACGGAGGCAACGATTTACCTGAATAACACGGACAGCAGCCCGGTAAAAGATATCTCTATCCGGGCTCTTTTCCTGAACATGCTGGTCGCGCACATTGCGGCGCTGAATTCAGGCGTAAACGGCGAAAAGGCTTCTGGTCTGGTTGGCCGTGTGGCAAGCGCATCGGAGGGGTCAGTGTCAGTATCAGCTGATGCAGGGCCCTCAAGCGAAAGCTCCTGGTGGTATAAGCAGACTACTTACGGGTCAGCTTACTGGGAGGCCACAAAGCCTTACAGGACCGGGTTTTATGTCCCTGGCTCATCCCCTTCAATGTACCCGGGGCATTATAACCGCCGTTCTTTCATCCGGAGGTAGCTATGGATGGAATGTCAGGCGGCGATAAGCTGATGGAGCACCTGCAGTCTATCGCAAAGGGGCTGTCCTCTGGCGATGATTTGAAGGTGGGTTTCCTTGAGGGGGCTAAGTACCCAGACGGGACGCCGGTAGCACTTGTGGCAGCCACCAACGAATTTGGCGGCACTGTAAAAATCCCGGCGCATACCCGGGATTTGAACTTTTACGTTCGCCGTGACGGTGTTTCTCGCTTCGCAAAGCCATCAAAGGCCAATTTCGCGCAGTCAGTAATGATACCCGAGCATATCGTTACGATCCCATCCCGGCCGTACTTCAGGAAGACTATTTCTGAACATGGTCCGGAGTGGGGCGGAGAGCTCGGGAAACTCATGAAGGCAAACGATTTTGACGCCCGCAAAAGCCTGGCGCTGATGGGGGAGCGGATCAAGGGGCAGATTCAGTCGTCAATCATCGCTTTTTCTGAGCCGCCGAACGCAAAAAGCACGGTCGACAAAAAAGGGTTTAATGACCCGTTGGTCTGTAGTGGTGATATGCTAAACTCCGTAGATTACGAGGTGAAAGACGGGGTGTAGCATGGGAAGAAAGGCGATAGATTACACAGGCAAAAAGTATGGAATGCTTACTGGTTTAAAAAATACCGGGCAGAAATTTCATAAGGGATTTGTGTGGGAGTGGTTATGCGATTGCGGAAACACGCATCAAGCACTTCCCCAGCATGTCACTTCAGGTTCGACTAAAAGTTGCGGATGCTACCGAAAGGAAAAATCCGTGATTAAAGCTGGAGAGACCTATGGGTACTTAACCGCCATTAAAAAGACTGAAGAAAAATACTTCAATTCTTACAAGTGGTTATTTGTCTGCGTCTGTGGAAAATTCTTATCCCTTTCCCCATCCCATGTTATGGGAGATCAGAAAAGCTGCGGATGTATGCAACATTCCAATCCTCACAAAACTCATGGCATGACAAGCTCTCCTGAATACCGATCATGGCAGGAGATGAAGGCCAGATGTGGCGGGAAGGACGATGTTTCCATCAAACATTATGTTGGTCGTGGAATAGATTTTTGCGAGACATGGAATAGCTTCGATAGATTTTATGAAGATATGGGGCCGAGACCAGCAGGAACATCTCTTGAGCGCATCGACAACGATCTTGGTTACTCTGCGGCAAACTGTCGCTGGGCGACTCAAAGCGAGCAGATGGCGAATACAAGGCGGACTATCAGGGTTTTTGTTGACGGCGTGGAATATTGTCTCAAGCATGCCTGCGCTTTAAGGGGTATTAACTATGACAAAGTCAGGTCAAGAATTAGAAAAGGAATGCAAGCTCAAGAGGCTCTTGATATGGGGTGACTCATGAATCTTCATTCCATAGTGCGAAGCGCCATTAGCGCGGTTAATCCTCGCGTCGAGGCGCAGATTTACCGCTCGATCGGACCAATCAAAAACCCGGATTACTCGACTTCTCCTGGCTTCGCGCCGCCGGTAACGATGATGGTGCAAAAGCAGGCGCTGAGTCAGGCTGATATCAGGCACATGGATAACATGAATATCCAGGGTGTGCTGGTCAGTATCTGGACGGATGGCAACTGGTGCGGGATTAACAGGGATCGGCAGCAGGGCGGCGATAAGTTCGTTATCGGCAATGAAACGTGGCTGGTCGTGGATGTGCCTGAAATCTGGCCGGACTGGACGAGGGTTATCGCATGTCAACAATTGACGTAGGCCTGCAGGTCACTGAAAGCGATCTGTTTAAGGCGACTGGCGATTTCCTTTCTGTCCTCTTCCCGGATTCAGAGATCACGCAGACTCAGCAAAATCAGACCCCCATGCCGAAAGGCGGTTTCATTACTATGACGCCGCTTTTTCTGACGGACCTCTCAACCAGTGCTGTCAATTACGAGTATGACGGCGTTAGCGATTACGGGCGGGCAGAACTTTGCCGCGTTGATGAATGGCAATGTCAGCTCGATTTCTACGGAGATCAGGCGCAAAACAATGCCACCATCTTTTCGCGCATTGCCCGCTCCGAATTCGCATGCACCTGGTTCAGGGAAAACGCAAATGTCCTGGTACCGCTTTATTCCGGCCCCCCGCGGCAAACCTCGATGATCAACGGCGAGAAACAGTGGGAATCCCGCTGGACGCTTGAATTCCACGCAAACCCGCTGATTGTCGTCAGCGTTCCTCAGCAGTTTATGACAGGCGCAGATGTAATATCGCAGCCGGTCGACGTGAGATTTCCTCCGGAGAAATAATAAATGGCAATTTCGCTATCAAAAATCGCCCAGATGCTTCCCGGCGTACTGAAGGCGACAGGGACAGCTATTGATCTCAATGGTCTGTTCCTGACCGACAGCGCATACGCGCCGGTTGGTGCAGTACCCTCATTTTCCAGTGCGGATGAGGTAAAGGCGTACTTCGGCAGCGCGTCGATTGAGTACACCGCCGCGGTGCTGTATTTCGCCGCATTCACCGGTAAAACGCAGATGCCTGGCAAGCTGTATTTTAGCCGATTCAATACCGCAGCAGTGGCGGCATTCCTTCGTTCCGGATCGCACGCCGCGACCACGCTGGCACAGCTCAAGTTGCTTTCGGGTACGCTGACTCTGACCGTTGACGGCACGGAGGAGACTTCTGCGGCTATCAACCTCAGCGGCGCCACCAGTTTTGATAACGCGGCAGAGCTGATTGAAACCGGCATTGGCCCCTCGGTTGTAGTGACCTGGGATAGCGTGCTGAAGAAATTTATCATCACCTCTGCCACCACGGGCGTGGATAGCACCATTACCTTTGCCGATGAAGGTACGCTGGCCACAGGCCTTAAACTGACCGAAGCGACCGGCGCGGTGATCTCTCAGGGTGCGGCGCCGGCAGTGATTGACGATATCTTTACTGCCATTCTGGCCAAAGAGCAGGACTGGGTAACATTCTCCACGACGTTCGCTGTCACCAAAGACCAGGCTAATGCGTTTGCTCTCTGGACAAACAGCCAGAACCACCGCTTTTCCTATGTCCCATGGGACGCATCAGGAACGGCAATCGTGGCGGGCAGCTCGAATGCACTGGTGTACGACATCATCAACACCTACGCCTATAACGACATCTGCCCGGTGTATGGTTATCCGAACCACGCAGCAAACGCTATGGGGTTTGTGGCTGCGCTGAACTTCACGCAGGCCAATGGGCGCTGTTCTCTGAATGGTCGTCAGGTGTCCGGCCTGCTGCCGATGATCAGTAACGATACTGATTACGAGGCGGCCAAGGCCAACGGTTATAACTTCTACGGCAACTATGCCTCGAATGCCGTCGAAACCAACCAGTGGGCGCCCGGCTCTATTACCGGTGATTATGCCTGGCTTGACGCATGGGCTGGTCAGGTATGGGTAAATGCTCAGTTGCAGGCGGCTCTCGTTGCGCTGTTCCAGCAGGCGAGCAATCTGCCCTACGCAGCAGCCGGAAAAGCTCGCATTGAGTCGTGCATGAAGCCGACCATTGAGCAATTCAGGGCGTGGGGTGGCATGACGGCGGGCACCGATCTTGACCAGTCGCAGATCGACCAGATTAACGCCATCGCTGGCGTCGATGTTACGGATTCGCTTATGGCTGAAGGGTATTACGTCTACATCGGCCCGTTCACCGCGGCAATGCGCGCCGCGCGTACCAAGCCAACGGTTTACTTCTGGTACACCGACGGCGGGATCATCCAGGGTATCACCGTTAACAGCACGGAGGTGCAGTAATGGCCGGTCAAAATATTACGTCGGCAGACGCGATCATTGAGCTGGTAATCGCTGAGCTCTACCCGTCAGGGTTTAACCTGGAGCAGTTCGAAGCGCAGAACATCTTCGAAATGGGTGATACTGACACGGCAGAGTACCAGCGTACTGCTGACGGGAAACTGCTGGGCGGTTTTGTTTATGGTGATCTGCCGTGGACATTCCATCTGGCTGCATCCTCACCGTCGATTAAGTACATCGACAACTGGCAAACCACGCAGATGACCACGCGGTCTGTGCTGCGTGTCAATGGTACGGTGATCCTGCCATCGCTGGGTAAAAAGTACATCATGACCAACGGCATCCTGCAGCGCGCGCGCCGTATGCCGTCTGCCGGCCGTGTGCTTCAGCCGGTAACTGGGCTTATCCAGTGGGAAACCGTCACCCCGGCAGACTACTCAGCGTAAAAAAATCAGCCCGGCCAAGTCCGGGCTTTTTTATTCCCGCAATACCACGCGCTTCACACGCGCACATCACAACACAGAACCTTTCAGGATGACCCTTGAGGATACCGGTTTGGCTATCGGTGCCTTTCTGTGGGCCGGATTCCTGTGTGACAAGGTTCATCACTAAAAGGTAATTACCGAGATGTCTAATATCATCCCCATGAATTACGATGACCGTTCATTTCCTTTTACGGCTGACTGCTGGTTCAATGCCACGGTTGCCGCAAAGCATCACGGCAAGCTACCAAAGGACTGGCTAAAGACTGAGGCGACAAAAATTTATATCGCCGAATTGGCTGAGGAGCTTGGAATTGCTGGCTCCGGTGTAAAAGAGGATTTTTCTCCCCTTTTAGTCAGAGTGGAGAAAGGGCGAAACGGCGGGACCTGGCTTCATCCGGAGTTGGCGGTGGAATTCGCCCGCTGGTTGTCAGTGAAATTCGCCCGCGCCTGTGATCGTCATATTAAAAATCTTCTGCTGAGTAAAAACTTCCAACTCACCGAAGATCAGATTGTCGGCCTGATGGTATGCCAGCAACCAACGTCCTGGGAGAAGCGCTTTAAAGACCCGTTCTACCAGGCGCTGTCGAAAATGTCCGGCCTTCCTTACTTTGGTCATGTCGGTGGTTGCCCGGCGCTGTTCGGTCAGATCACCGCTCGATGGGTGTACGGTGTCGCACTTCCCGATTATGTCTATCAGGCAGCCAAACAAGCCGCCGGGGACAGCAAGGAGAAGATTCACCAACATCTTAAGCCTGATGCCCTGGAGAAGGTCGAGCAGCAACTGATCGCCGTTACCAACATTGCCAGTTGCAGCATTGACCAGAAGGACTTCGAAGCCCGCTGCATGGCTGCGTTCCCCGTTAAGGGGCAAATGAAGTTGCTGTATGCGGCGGCGTGATGACCAAAAATACACAATCGCTCGATAAGAAAATCCAGAATGCAATTTTGCATTCTGGACACAAAACCACAGATTCGTGGTTTTTTGGATAGTCCGCTCCGGTGGGCTTTTTTATTGCCAGATAACTCATTCAGGAAACAAAAATGGCTCGTAAAAGCATCGTATTCACGGTTGAAGCGAATAACCGTGACAAGGGTAAGCAGTTCAAAATCACCGAAATGCCGGCGAGAAAGGCCGAAGAGTGGGCGATCCGCCTGGCGTGCGCCGTGATTGGCGCCGGCGTTACCGTTCCCGACAATATGATGATGGCTATCGGTGCTGCGGTGGCTCCGGCCCCAGCCGAGGATAACGCAGAAGCTCGCGAGCTGTATGAAAGCGTGATGGCCAGCGGCATGGCAGGTCTCGCTCAGTGGGGTATTACTTCACTGGCTAAAGTTCCGTTCGCACAGTCTAAGCCTCTGCTTGATGAGTTGCTTGGCTGCGTGAAATTCCTCGGCGGTAATAGTATCGAAACAGCGCTTGTTGACGAAGGTCAGATCGAAGAAATCAGCACCTGGTCGCGCCTGAAAATCGAAGCCTTCAAACTCCATATCGCTTTTGTAGCAGCCACCGCAAGTTAGAAATTCCCCTATCCGTTCCTGAAGATTCAGATCGCGGCTTTATACAGTATGCGAATGTACCGCGCACTATTGCCGCGGTAATCTCCGGGAAAATGGCGACACTCCACGAACTGGACACGGTATACAGCGTTCAGGATATGTGGTGGCTGATTGAAATAATGACCGTGGATAACACCAACAGAGCCATAGCGGCGGAGAGTGATCATGGCAGCAACGGTAATTGATGCCCTCCTGGTGACGCTGGGCCTTGATACTTCTCAGTTCCGCAAAGGCCAGCAGGAAGTCAGTGACGACCTGAAAAAGCAGCGCGAAGACGCCAAAAACACCGCCAAGGAAATGGCGGAGCAGGGCAAGAAAGCCGCTTCGTTCTTCAGCAGCATAAAGACGGAATTGCTGGCACTGACTGGCGTTACTGTCACTGCCGGCGGCCTGATAAGCTTTGTGAAAAGCACCACTTCCGGCCTGATGGATTTGTCGATCCAGTCGAAAGCGCTGGGACTATCGGCCCGCGAGCTTGACGGTTGGTCAAAGTCAGCTGAGGCGGCAGGAAGTTCGGCTGAGAAGATAAGCGCTTCTCTGCAGGGGTTTCAGGGCGCCATACAGGGAGCGAGAGTCGGCGATTACAGTAGTTCTATTTTTGGTGGTCTGGCGCAATTAAATGCGCTGACGGGCCAGAATTTTGACGTGTGGGGACAGGACGCCAGTTCCCTGGCCAAAACATCCCTTGATGCGCTACGGAAAATCAGCGATCCAAACCTTCGCCGGCAGGTCGGGTTAAGTCTTGGATTTGATGATGCAACCTTGCAGCGTAATCAGGAAGGGAAATTCCTGCCTGACGTTGATCGCCTGACCAAAAGCTCCGGCATTACAGACGCCTCAACCAAAGGCGCAAAGGAATTTACAGCCGCATGGGCGGAGCTGGGGCAAAATCTCGACACGGTAAAAAACCAGATTTACGTGGGCTTGATACCAACCATTCGCGATCTGAATGGTCTCCTCATAGAGTGGTCGTCTGGTAACGCAAAATCCTCTTCATTCTTCAAAGAGCTGAAGCGGGACATTAACGACATTACTGGTATTGACCTTGGTAGCTGGACGCTATCAGGCGATCTACGCAACCTCAAAGATAACTTTTCCATGCTCGGAAAAGTGCTAAACCACTTGGGTAACGCTTTAAACGAGCTCAATAACGGCAACTTCTCCAAGGCTGCCGATGAGTTTAAAAAGGCGTGGTACGGCACTGAAGACGGAAAGCCTACCGGTAATGATGCGCTGCCCGGGGTGACAAGTAACTCCCAAAGCATTTACGAAAACAGCACGTATAAAAAATATAATGACCTCCTGAACAAGTATCTACCCGAGTGGCTGGGGGGAACACCTTCGGACAGAAAGAAGGACCAAGATGAGAAGTCTTACTGGGATACGACAAAGACTCTGCTTTCTAAAATAGCCGATGCCATTGTCACCCCTGCTGGCGCCTCCTCTTTAGAGCCAAGTATCGGGGGGTATCAGCCCAACGTCCCGCTTAACGCGCAGGCCGCTCGCCTTGGCACCAAAGGAAAGGCATTTCTTCAGGCAATGGCTGGCGAATTCGGGGCGCTGGAAGGTAAATATGGACTTCCGGCCGGACTGCTGTCTTCGGTAGCTGCTACTGAATCAGGTGGGGACCCGTTCGCAGTATCCCCCAAAGGGGCGAAAGGCCCATTCCAGTTTATGGATGGAACTGCCAGAGACTTGGGTTTGAAGGGGATGGACGTTTATGACCCCCATAAGTCAGCTGATGCCGCTGCAAGATACCTGCGCTATCTGCTGGATGCTACTGGTGGCGATCTGGAAAAAACTCTTGCCTCCTATAACTGGGGGCTCGGAAACGTCCAGAAGAAAGGCATGGATAACCTGCCGTCGGAAACTCGCAATTACGTCCCCAAAGTCATGGCCGGAATGCGCCCCGGCGCCGGGATGGCCGTAGACCGCGCGATGCCGGGTCAGGCTGGCGGTGTTTATAACTTTTATGGCACCAAAATCACCACTCAGGCCCAGAACGTGGAACAGCTTACCAGCGACATCAAAAAGCACGGCGACAACCGCGTCATGCTAATGGCTGGCTACTCAGGACAATAACTCATGTCGTTTTCTCTGAATGTCTCGACAGTGCTATCCGCCATTCAGGGAGGAAGCCTGTTATCCGTCCTTAACAGCGCCCTGTCGCCAACTTACCGGATCACCTATAACACCGTTGACGAGTCGCTTTTGACGGCTGCAGCCGGGCAGGAGGTTTTCTCTCCTTCCGGCTGGGTTAGCGTTGATCGCTACGGTGATGCGGCAGTGACTAAGGGGCCAGTAGAAAAGGGCCGGTACACGTCCTACAACAAAGTGAAACAGCCGTCTGAACTCAGGATCATTTTTGCCCTTGAGGGATGGACGGCTTTTTCCGGGTCACTGCCTAACCTGACCAATTTCTCTTTGCTGAGCCGGAACAATTTCATTCAGAAACTGGATGAGATGAAAAACACGGCCAGCACCTACAACATCGAGACGCCGGACACGGTGTATTACAGCTACGATCTGACCCACTTCGATTATTTTGTGGGGTCATATCGCGGGCAGACGTTGTTGATGGCGAACTGCACTTTCGAGGAGATCATGGACGGCGGGGAGGTCATGCTTTCAAATGCTGTGATTGAAGGGCCGCCGACCAGCAACGCGAAAACCAACAATGGCGCCGCAGCCTCAACGCAGGTGATCACCGGGGCAACGAAAGAGGTGACATTGAGCGATGTTAAGAATGCCTGGTCAAGTGCAGATACAACCTTATCAGACGCTCTCCAGACGACTGGGGCGGCGATTGTGTCTAACGTTAACTCGGCAGCCGAGTCGGTCTCTAAGTCGTGGGACAGTTCATCTACTGCAGTTTCTAAGCAGATAAAAAGCACCGTCTCCGACTTTCTGGAAAAGGTGATGTGACATGCAGGAAATTAGCTTATCACCGTCACTATCTCAAAAGGTCTATGTCACGCTTGGCGGCCAGAACTGCGCGATCAAGTTACATCAGCGTTCAACCGGGTTTTACGCCGATCTGTATGTCGATGACAAGCCGATATTTCAGGGCGTTCGCTGCCTGAACTGCGTCTACCTGGTTCGGTATAAATATCTGGGGTTCAGTGGCGATCTGGTTTTCGTTGACTCAAAAGGTACAGCCGATCCCTATTACGACGAAATCGGCACCAGATTCAAGCTGTATTATGCGACGAGCAGTGAGGTAGGCACATGAGTTACAAGGAGAGAGAGCTTACCGTATCGTTCACGCTGGCCAACGGTACGTTTGACGGTGGCATTGGTAATACGCTGACGGTTAAAGGCTTCAAATGTGAAGCTGCTATATCTGCCTTTGGCGGCGCTACAGGCACAATGTTGGAACTAAGCCTGTGGGGCCTGTCGCTGGAGAACATGGCCAAGCTGACGACCAACGCGCAAAAAATAATCGCCGCCGAGCAAAATGCTATCGTCGTTTATGCCGGAGACACCCGTGTTTTTTCCGGGTCAATAACATCTGCCAGGATTAACCTGAACCAGATGCCGGATGCACCGATTGAGATAACCGCGGCGGCCGCTGGCAGGGAGCGCCTGATCCCATGTGAGCCTACATCCATTCGCGGTGATGCGGATGTGGCTGATATGATTCGCGCTCTTGCCTTTAAAGTTGGCCTGAAATTCATCAATGTCGACGTCAAAAGCACCGAGCGCAACCCGGTGTACAAAGGCAATGCGATAAAGCAGATCATTGAAATAGCAGCAGCGCATAAAATAACGGTAAATATTGATTTTGGCACGGTCACTATTTACACCGGAAAGAAACCCTCTGACTCTGTCGTTCCATATGTTTCTCCATCAACAGGGCTTATTGGGTATCCGATTTTTTATGACATGGGGATTAACTTTCGCTGCATTTACTCTCCATCTCTGAAACTGAATACCAAAATCATCCTTGAGACTGACCTGCCGCACGCAAGCGGGGAATGGATTATTCAGGCAGGAACTACTCATTATCTTTCCTGTAAAGTTCCCGGTGGTCTGTGGGAAACGTTCGTTGTGGCCGCGCCTGGGTATCTTGTAAAAGGGGATGAAAATGCTAACTAACCAGACCCCTGAGAGCGTGTCATCGCAGGGTAACGCCATATTATCGCTGCTACATTCAGCGCTGAAAGGAATGACTTTTGTCGATATTGTTCTGGTTAGGGAGGTTGAAGGCAATGTGTTGACCGTTCTCCCCCTGGTTAATGATGTAGACGTATCAGGCCGGGCCATTGCTAATCAGGACGTTTACCAGATCCCATACCTCAGACTTCAGGCGGGAAACAGCGCGGTAAAAATGGAGCCAAGGCCAGGAGACATTGGTCTGGTTGTGATCTGCGACAAGGACACCACGAACGTTAGGGAAACCAGATCAGAGGGGCCCGCGCCAACTCAGCGCCGCCACTCGTATTCCGATGCGATGTACATAACCGCAATAGCCAGCGTGAATGGGGAGCCTACTGAATTCGCTGAATTTACCGGAAACGGCATAAACATAAAGAGCCCAGGCGTCGTTAACATCAATGGCTTGAAAATCCTTGCCAACGGCAAACTTCAGTTGGTTGATGGCTCTATCGTTGATGGACATGACCATGGCGGGGTAATATCAGGGGGAAGCCGAACCGATCCTCTGGCACCGGCATAAAGGGAATAAAAATGTCGCTCTTAGTCATAGCTGCTCTACTTGGATTAATTCCTGCCTTTATCGCTCAAAGTAAGGGTAGGTCATTCGGCGCGTGGTGGTTGTATGGATTCCTTCTTTTTATCGTTGCCATTATTCATGTTCTTTTCGTTACGCCACGCAATACAGTAGGTACCGTTGCCAGTGACTCAACCGGCCCTATGCGAGATTGCCCATATTGTGCAGAGCCAGTGAAGTATCAGGCCACAAAATGCAAGCATTGTGGTAGTGAGATAGAGTCTATGCCGATCCCTGAGCCAAAATATAATGGAACCCAGATAGCCTGGAGCAGAATTGCAATTTTGATTGGAGGCATTGTGTTGCTGGCTATCATTTCAGGAATCATAGGCAAATAAACCCGCTAAAAACTCAAAAATAAAAACCTCGCTTCGGCGGGGTTTTTTTATGGGCGAAATCCATGAAAACAATATCTCTCAAACTTGACCCCGATACCTGGGATCTTGTCCTTGATGAGCTGGGTAATATCGCCACGGTTGAAAACCCCTACGCCTGCGCTCAGGACGTAGCGACGGCATGCCTGGCTATACGCGGCGAGTGCATTTACGAAAAAGACACCGGCGTTAATTACAAAGAGCTGCTGAACGTTAAGGCCAGCACCGGCGCCATGGCGGCCGCGCTTCAGGTTGAAGCGTTGCGGATGAGCTATATCGCGCGCGCTGAGCCGACGCTGATTAACAACCGCGATACGCGCCGCACTACCGGCGTTATTGCGATCGTGGATACCAACGGCCTGGATTCCAGCGTCACCCTGTGAGGAAAAAATGACGACAATCTCTACGGCGGTACCGGCCGTGACCTTTTCCACCGCTGGCCTTGATGTTCCAGATGAGGGAGACATTCTTGCCGGGCGTATAGCAGATATTGGTTCTGCATTCGGGACGGCGATGAGCACGAACCTCAAGACGCCGCAGGGGCAACTGGCTGTCACTGATACTGCAATCATCGCAGACAAGAACGATCAGCTCCTGGCTATCGTCAACAACATGAACCCGGACTTTTCCTCCGGCAGGTTTCAGGATGGTATCGGCAGGATTTACTTCCTCGATCGCATTGCTGCTGCGGGTACGGTTGTAACGGCCACATGCTCCGGCGTACCGGGGACGGTAATCCCGGCACAGTCCTATGCAACCGACGATAACGGTTATATGTACGTGTCACTGGCGGCCGGAACGATAGGCGCCGACGGGACGGTAAAGATCGAGTTCCAGAACCTGACTACCGGGCCGATAGATTGTCCCATCGGCACCCTGACAAACATCTATGTCGCGGTAAGTGGCTGGTCGAGTATCACCAACGAGACCGCGGGTGTGCCGGGCTCGAATGTTGAAGGGCGATCTGCATTTGAGTATCGCCGTCGCCAGTCAGTGGCACGTAACGCCTTCAACACGGCAGCGGCTGTGCGGGCTGCTGTCCTGGAAGTCGATGGGGTGCTTGATGTTTATGTGATCGACAACAAAGAGCCCACTTCCGTCGAGAAAGGCTCCACGAATTATACGCTGCTGGCCAGCTCGATTTATATCGGGGTTTATGGCGGGGCAGTAGCTGAGATTGCAGCGGCCATCAATAAAAAACTCCCCCCGGGCACCGTTATGAACGGTGACACCACCGGGACCGTGCAGGATACCGAAAATTATGACGCCCCTTATCCGGAGTACACCTACAGGTGGAAAACGCTGGATGCGGTGAGCGTTCATATCAAGGTGGAATACGAAGCGAATGATGGCCTTCCATCAGATATCAACGCGCAGATCAGAACGGTCGTCCTGAATGCCTTCACCGGCGCAGATGGCGGTACCCGGGCGCGTGCCGGCGCGCGAATTTATGGCAGCCGCTATATCGGACCCATTCAGGCGCTTGATGCACAGAACATGAACGTGCTTTCGGTCCAGATCTCTCTGGACGGAACCACCTGGTCTAGTGCGCTGACCATGGGCATTGATCAGGAACCGACCCTCGATGCAACAAACATCATAACGGAGGCGGTAAGTGAATAATGTCGACTGGACGATCTACGCGCAGTACGTGAACTCAACCAGCCTGCGGTCACTGATTGACACCTTTAACGCTTCTGTAGCGCCAGAGGACTGGATAGACACGTTCTATGACCTCGTATTCAACATCGAGACCTGCGGCGATTACGGGCTGATGTGCTGGGGTAAAATCGTTGATGTAGAGCGTTTGCTGACTGTGACGCCATCCCAGCAGTTTCTGGGGTTTGGCGAAGCGACCAGCACCCCGGCAGAACTCACCGACCCGCAACCCTTTAACCAGGCTCCTTTCTATACTGGCGTGCAGGACACGAACACTGTCGTCCTGACCAATGAGGCATACCGCAAGCTGATCATGTGCAAAGCGATGGCGAACATCAGCGACTGCACCGTGCCGGTCATGAATCGCATGCTGGTGTACATGTTTGGCGCCAGCGGACGAGCTTACGTGCGTGATGATGGCAACCATGTCATGAGCTACGTATTTGAATTCGCCCTGTCAGATGTAGAGTTAGCCATAGTACAGAGTTCCGGGGCGCTTCCTTCCCCTCCCGGAGTAAAAGTAAACATCATTCAGGAGGTCTGAATTGAATAATTCAGCCATGCCACTGCGTCTGACGGTGGTCTTTGCCGCGTCTGGCGATCGTAACAGCATTCCTACCGACGCCACCACCGAAACGCTGAATGGGGGAAAGGCATCATTCGATGTTGGCTTCCCCCCAATCACCAGAATCGCTCTCTCATCAGGCGGGAAACCACCTCAGGGTCAGGATTTTAACGGTATATTCTATGAGTCTTTTTTGAGGCACCAGTGGAATCAGGCTGGGGGTGGATATCCATTTGATTCGGCTTATGCAACCGCTATTGGCGGTTACCCAAAAGGGGCCGTTGTTCCATTTAGCACTCTCGACGGGCTTTGGCTGAACACCCTCAATAGCAACAATGGGACACCTGAAAATACAGGTGGTGGCGCATCAGGGTGGGTCCCTTTGTCAAGTTATGGTATTTCGTCAATAACTGCATCCGGATCTGCAAATATCACGCTGACTGCCTTGCAGGCATCGCGTCCAGAAATAGTTATCAGCGGAGTGCTAACTGGGAATATCTATTTGTTTTTCCCTCCGTGGATTAAGAAATGGAAGGTCACAAATAATACCTCTGGTGGATTTAATGTCGTTTGCAAAACAATTGGCGGGAGTAATACGGCAACATTATATCCTGCAGGGCGGGGACATATTCACTGCGATGGAACGAATGTTTATTTCGTAGATGCTACCAGTGGCCCCGGGCAGTCCGGAGGGTTACTTTTTGGAAATGGTGCTCGTCTTGCCTGGGGTTATACGGATGCCAATTGCAATGTTGCTGGGGCCGATGGTGAATACGAAACGGATAACATTTTTGTTACCCCAACGTTTACAACCAGCGACGGGGTATTTGGATTTAATACCATCTGTTCGGTAAAAGTTATGCCCATTGATATTTCTGGGGTCGGGCAGAATGAACGCTCATGGCTTATGGACTCGACGTTTTCAGGAAGTGGTTTTTCATTTCGTTCTGCATGCAAGACGCAGAACGCAACCATTAGAACTCGCTGGGAAGTAATAGGATTCTGATATGGCAACTACAGACACCCAACAGGCCGCGCAATTTTCTGCTGAGGCAGCAGTTAGTGCCGCAGAGGCAAAACAGTACCTTATCGAGGTCCAGCAGGGCTATCAGGATATTAGCGCCACCACTCAGGAAGCGATTAATGCAGCCACAGCGGCAGAGGCGGCGAAGAGCGCCGCAGAAACTGCTGAGCAAAATTCATCTACTTCGGCCGCAGCCTCATCCGAATCGGCAACTGCAGCCGCAGGTTCAGCAGCACAGGCTGAAGAGTATGCAGATAACGCTTCTGTCTACGCACAGAATAAGTTCACGTTCTATAAGACTGCCAGCGATCCAGATGGCACTATTGCAGGGCTGGCAGCAACGACCGACGGCCAGTCGTTCTGGGTAGCCCAGGGCCCAGATGCGCTTTCCGCTGCATGGCAGTATCAAAACAAAGCAGGCGTGGCCGTATTGCAGGCGAAGCAGCCGGGTACAGCGGCCATAACAGGGACAATCCGCGAATTCCCTACGCTGGCGGCTGCGCAGGCTGATGCAGACGCTGGAAATATTCCGGTTGGGTCAAGTGCTTATTACCGAGACTCCGATTACAAATATCTTGCAATAGAGGTTATCAATAATTCAGGAATATTATCTGCCACTGGCCGGGTAATGATTTCCAAGGGCTATATCGATGATCTTGCGTCACGTGGATTAATCTCAACTGAGCTGGATGATGGTCTCGATATTGTTGATGTTGAATATGACCCAGTTTCCATGCGCATGTCTAAGTTCACTATGCGTGATGGTCGTGTTTTTATCCCTTTGCTGCAATTATCTGAAAATTCAGTCACTGGAAATAATATTCAAAATGGCTCAGTAAGCTCAGAAAAACTTTCGCTGGATGTTCAAAGTATTTTATCTCAGGAACTGGATCCTGATACTGGGTTTTCAGAAATCAACTACGATCCGGTAACCAGACGTATGTGTTCATATACCACAACGGATGGACAGGTCTTTATTCCCTTGCTGCAGGTCCCTGAGAATAGCGTCGGGAACTCACAACTTTCCACAGAAGTTCAGCAGGTCATTCCACTGGACCTTGACCCTGATACTGGTTATGTCAGCGTCGATTATGATCCGGTGACAAAGCGGATGTCCAGCTATGTGACGACAGATGGCGATGTATTTATTTCTCGTCTTCTGTTGGGTGATGACATCGTCGGCTTCTCAACGCTGACTGAAGATGTACAGAATAAAATTATTGCACACCCACAGGATGTTGTAGATGCCCGCCCGGATGCAACGCGCTCAACGCTCTCCGAAATCGCGGTGCGGACCAATGCACGCGACGGCTCTGCCTGGTCTCCGCTGCCGTCGCATGTGTGTAAGGCCGCATTCGGAATTAATGCGACCGGCACCGCGATTGAATACCGGCAGGCCAGCGGGCTGCTGTTCACCGGGAAAGCGCGGGCGGGCGTGTTTACACCAGGCGCGGTGCCATCGCTGACGAAAAAAGGGCGGTTCCTCACCACCGCAGTTACCACGCCGACAGGGACGTTTGCTGTCGGTGATTACTACAGCTACGAGGCCTATAACACAAACGGAAACCTCTCCGAGACACTACCGGGCACCTGGGGCAGTCAGAGCCTGTACTGCGGCGACAATCTTGTCTGGAATGGTACAGAGTTCGTCATCCAGCGTGGGCCGGGCACCGGTGTGATTAAAATCGCGGACAGCTGGTATGAGGTGACTGCTGCTGGGACGTTCAACGGCATGGCGCTGCAGGCAGGGGACAAATTGCTCTATACAGGACTGCAAACTGCCGGTGGCGCATCCATGACTCCACGATGGGTGTTGCTGTCATCAGCCAGTGATGCACTGGTTTACGCGGGAGAGTTTGCGCCTTCCTCTGGTTATCCGGCTAGTCCACTGCGTAATTCGGTATATCAGGCATCCGCAGCGGGTACCATTTCAGGAAATAGTTTTTCTGCCGGAGATTACGCTCTCTGGGATGGCTCCGCGTGGATTCGCATAGCAGGTCAGGCATCCGTTACTGTTGCTGCAGGCAGCTCTATCAGCCTACGTTGTAGTCAAAACTCTGACGAGTGGGAAATTCGGCGTTCTGATAAGAGCTCTGGCCCTGTCGGTGTAAGGCTGAAAGCTCAGGTGATGACGACAATCCGTAAATCGCTGGCCAGCAAACTGCTGCTTATCGGCGACTCGATGTTCGGCAGTGGAAATTCCGGCAACCAAATCCTTTCAGAGGTGAGCGTGCCCGGGGAGGTCCGCTCCTATGGCGGCTCTACTTCCGATCAGGTCCTCGGTATGTTAAAGCAGGAAATTCTTGTTAACGGGGATAATTATGCCGGACAGGTCATCTGCTTTTGGCACGGACAAAATAACCAGCCGACAACTGATTTAAATGCTGCACAAATCAGGCAGGATTCTATTGAAATGGCTGCATTGGTTGGGGCCAGGGATGCCAGATATATATTCCTGACAATTATGGGGCAAAGAACAGAGACATGGAACGGGTCACGAATTGTTGTGCAGCAGCATGAGGACCAGTACGCTAAAACGGGTGTTCTTTACGAGCTTGGCGAATGGTACAGAAGAATATTTCCAGGACGTTTCTTTAACGTATACCAAAATATGCTTTCTGCTGCTACTGACGCAATTGATCCTACTTTCCCGGGCATGACCGAAAAACAAGTTGCTGTTACTTATGGCGTTCTACCCTGGTCATTTTTCAATGGCGGATCATTTACAGGGTTCACAACAAACGACCTGGTATACAAAGGCACATGGAGTGACACAGTATTACCAACTGGTGGTAGTTCTATGGATTACTACATCAGGATAGGCGGCGGAACCGTTGGAAACATTATTTACAATAATGGCGGTGTATGGTCTGAAAAATCAATAGACCGGACACACCTTAGTAACTCTGGTGGTCTTGCGCTTGCTAATGGAGGGGCAGGTTTTTCCACAATATCATCCAGCGAAGGTCTTGCCGGAATGCTTAACAATAACTTTTTCTTTTGAGGAATAAAATATGGGTCGCGCCAATCCTTTATATGGAGCTAATTTTACAGATCCAAGAATGCCAATTTTTTATCCCTATCCGGGTCTGAATGCTGGTTCGCTGGCACTGCTGGATGCGTACATGCTGCCGGAAGA